TCAAGTCGGTTCTCGACCTTGGAGCATTTGATTTTGAATTGCCCCGTCCCCCGGTGGAACATCAGCACAATGACAGCATCAGGCTCCTCGTCAGCGGCCTCGTTCAGTGTGGCCTTGGCCGCTACTTTGTACTCATCAAATGTCAGTGATTTCAGTTTGCTCATTTAGTTTCTCCTCTTGCTCGGATAGTTGCGGCTTTACTACGAACATATGCGATTGCGGTGCTCGGCTCCATCTCTCGCTCCATATCTTCTGCCATTTCATCCAACACCTTCGCACACGCCTCACGCTCGTCAGCACGGACAAGATTGGCAAAGCGGTGCAACGCAACAGCAACGTGGCTGTCGCTAGGAAAAGGAATGTGATACAACAATCCAGCCTCACGCGCCATCTCAATCACTGTTTTCATGCGAACCTCCAGCCACAACGTAGGTGTAAACAGCCTGTGCAATCAGCACGGCGATCAGTGCGTAGATCATTGTTGCTCCTTAATTGCGTAGTCGTGAAATATTGCCCCCTTGCTTGCGTCACCCACCTTGCAGGACTTGACCCAGACGTTCTTTCCCGTTTTTAGCCTCCTCAGATGGCCCCTGCGCTCATGCAGGCGGGGTGATGCGTGTGTACCCCCTTTGGGGTCTTGGCGGGGCTTGGATGGCTCAATCCACACCGTCGTCCAGTCGTAAGTCGGCAGCTTGCCCTGCTGCACCTTACGGCGGTTGGTGAAGGTGTCCCGCATAGATGGGATGTAAGCCTCAATGCGCTGGTCCATGGCGCTGTACCAAACACCAATCTGCGCCAGCATGATCTCAGCCAGTTCCCTGTCTATCGGCTCATCATCACTGACTGCGCCGTAACGGATGTTGTCATCCTCAATAAAGTAGAACATCGCAGGGATGGGGCGCAGCTTTGTGCCGCTTGGGCCTTTCCACATAGACACCGTGATGCCCTCATCAGGGTCGGTCCCTGCTACGAGCATCAGAACCTCATAGCTTGGGTGGCTGCGAGTCTTTCCCCTCCAAGTGACAAAACATTTGTCGAATGGTGGGCGATGCGTCATCACAGGTTCAAGGTTGGCGCGTTGCTTGTCAGTGAACGCACCAGACAGGTCAAACCATTTGATGTCCACAATGTCCACGCCAGCATCAGCCATCAGCTTCATAGAGTCACGAACAAGTTGAGTGGTCATGTGTTCTTTCTCCTTGATGCGTCTTCGATGGCTTTCATTAAATCTTCGTCGTCATGCGATGGGTCGCCCCACCCTATGATTTCTCGCCACAGATTGTTGCGCTCTTTATCAGTCAGCCCAACCCATGTGCGCTGTGCGTCCAGCGCTTTGTTCGCCATCTCAAGCGCGTTCTTCAAGCGGTGCAACTCAAGCTCAACGTCCTTGAGTTTTTCGATGGCCTCAAATGTTTTGGTGTTCATGCGCTCTCCTGCGTTTCTTCGTTTACGGGCCAGAGGTAATTGGCGTTGCGCAAAATGTCGTCAGCCAATTTACGGGCCAAGTTCTCGTTGAGAATAAAGTGACCCATGCTGTCAATGCGGACGACCACTCCTTGGCCTAACCCTTCTTCGTAACTTGAAATACCAACGGCGATGTAGTCGCTGCTGAACTTTTTCATGTGTTGCTCCTTGCTCGGATGGCCTCGGCGCAATCAAGAGTTGCGACTTCCCAAATTGATGCGTCGCTTCGCGCTACATCCGGTGGAAGGGGCAAGTCATCACACACCATCGCACACGCCTCACGCTCGTCAGCCCTCTCCTGCTCCAGCCGCCCTTTGAACCATCCGGCAATGAAGTCAAAGAACACCTTGGCACTCTCGTCTGCATCGCCAGTGAACACCATCACTGGCCCGTTGAAGTCCAGCACACCGATTTGTTTTCCATCATGGTGAAATGTCATGTTGTAGTTTGGCTTCATTTCAAGTAGGGTGATTGGTAATTCCGATGACTGCTTGAATGTGTATGTGGGTAGCTCTTCAGGGCACTGGCAAGTTGATGCTGTGCCAAGCTCCCAGCGCTCTCCGCATTTCCAACATTGTCCGTAAAACATTATGTGTTCCTTTCTTTGAGTTTGGCTTCGATGGCTTTGGCAAACTTGGCAATATCCTTAGCCAAGGTTGGCTCCTCTGCCGGATGAAACGGCCAGAACTTTTGGTATTCCAGCCAAATGGCCTCATCACTCAACCCAACCCATGTGCGCTGTGCTGGCGCGGTGTAGGTGCACTGCTGGGTATAGAGTTTGTGTTTGCCGACTGGAAGCGACATGTAGTCAAGCCGCCAGTCCTTGCCGAACACTTCGATGATTGCCCCGCATTTCGGCTCCTGCTGTGCTGGCTGCTCTGCCAGTGCTTCTCGCAGGGCGGCGTAGGCTGTGTCCACTAGTTTTTCGTCATACCACTGGCGGCCTCCATCGGTTATGTGGGCCGCACCACACGATTCCAACGCCTCTAGCGCCAGCTTCATTGCTTCTTTGCTCATACGTCTTCTCCTGAAATCTTCAGTGCGTCATCAGTAATCTGTTGGACATACCGCAGTACATCTTCGAGATCAGATTTGTGAGTGAAGCGTTTGTTTACACGTTGCTTTATCTGCCACAGTGTGTCAAACGCTTCATCTGCGTGGATTGCTCTACGGCACTTCTCAGTATCCTGTGGATAGTTGAACTCGAGTACGGCCTTCATACGCTGCTCCATTTAAACGCATAAGCAGTCTTGCCTTGCGCCATGTTTTTGTTACGTCCGTCTTCGATGCGTCGAGCCATTTAAATTTTGGGCTCGTGATACTCCTCGTTGGAATCACCATCGTCGGATTCTGATTGCTCAACTTCTCGCTTGTCCATGTGTCCATGATATTGCTCCGTTATCCAAAATCCTGCGTGATTGACCAGCATCCCAAGAGCCGTCATTTCTTCCGGTGTCCTGCAACGGCGGTTGACGCCGTGCTCTCCTGTGCGATGCATATCAAACGCAGAGTTGCTGTTGAAGTACTGTTTACATGCTTGGCATTGATTACGATTGCCCGTCAGCTTCATGATCAACCCCCTCTCGCATCAGGCCCTTGCTGACCTCTTGTTCCACCAACTCAAAGAAGGAGAGCCCTGAGGGGAATCGCATCTGAGCCGCCTCGATACCGCCAACGATCTTGATGGCCTTCAGAAGCCCCTCGTTGAAACCGCTGGTGTACTGATTGCCAGAAGACAGCCGAGCATCAATGCCCTCCCGCACAATCTGAGTCATCGGCATCTTGTGGGCCTTGGAAAAGCGCTTGAGTCTGACGATGTCCTTGGGCTCAAGGTATGTCATGAATGGTTTGTAGTTTGTTGAGAATGTCATTTTCTTTCCCTTAAAACGGATCGTCTGGCCATTTGTATGTTTCGTATTCCTTGACCAGATCGTCAAAGATTTGCTTGGCCACTTCATTGCCGTGCAGCTCGGTGCGGCTTTCGACGCCGCATCGTTTACACAGCTCTACCGCTGCCTCGTTTTCCGTGTTGACCTCGAGGAAGTCATGGAACTTGGGTTCTTTGCAGAGCATCCCTGCCTTCTGAACCCTGTTGTTGTACGGGGTAGCGGACTCGTCATCTTGAATCCGCACCAGCGCACAACCGTATCTCGCCCCAACGAAGTCACGCAGAATCTCTTCTGGGCACTCGTCAGGGTGGATTGCCAGCGTCAAGACAAAACCTGTGCGGTCTTGTTTCAACGCCACCTTTCGTGCTTCAAACTGAAGTGCCATTTGGGTTTGCCTCGGTCAATACATCACGGATGTACTGGTCGATGATTCCTTGAAGGACGGCGGTGCGGGTTGTCTTTCTGCCCGATGCCAGCGCAGAGATGACCCAGTAGTGGGGCTGGGTAACACCCACCGCAAAACCCTCTGTCTTGCTCTTGGGGACAAGAAGCGCCTCTGGTTTCTTTTCCTTTGGCTTCTTCTCCTTTTTTGGAGATGGCCCCAAGACTTGGTAGACATACGGCTTGGATGTTCCAGCGGCCTCAGCGATCTCCTTCACAGAAGCATTTGGGTTTGCGGTTTTGTAGTCGCGAATTTTTTGCGAGATCGAGAAATTTGAATTGTTCTCCTGCGGGATTTCGGAGATGTTCAACTCGGCAGTTTTTTCGGGTGCTGGGATTGTTTTCAAAAAATCTAACATGGTGCTCTCCTCAGAATGGGACATCGTCATCGCCAAAGTCATCTTCTTGGCGGGTCTCTTGGCGGGTGTAGCCGCCGCTCTTTTGCTCTGGGACAAAGCGGTCAACAGAGATCGACAGGTATGTCTTGCCCTGCTTGTCCACCTTCTTCCAACCAGAGAGCTTGACAACCGTCAGGCCGTCCTCGTTCTTGATGTTGGTCATGTCCTTGAGGTTGATGGCAATGTTGCCCCAGTAGTCGGGTGACTTTGGCCCCTTCTTGGAGGTCGAGGCACGAAGGGAGCCCGAGTCAGGGAAGGGCTTGTATTCAGTCTTTGGTTGGTAGGCCATTATTTATTCTCCGAAAGTTGCTTCTTCAGTTCTGCGAAGCGATTGCGAACCCGGTCGTAAAGATCGGGGTGACTTACTTTGAGCCCATCAAGCTGAGCCTGATTGGCCTTCCAGTAACTGTTTAAACCTTTGACGTCAGTGCAATGGTTTGTGTATGTCATCATTCCTTCAGCAAACAACTCTGCGTTTGCATCTGCCTGTCCAGTGTTGACCTGAACATCTGCCATCGCAGTGCCGTCTGGAGTCACGGCCTTGACGATTACAGGCTCTACTGCGTTGTCCTCTGGCAAATCCTCACCCGCATAGATATACAGGCCCAATCCGTGTAGCGCCAAGCCCTTGGTCATGCATCGCATGATGGAGGTGTTGACCTGAAAGGAGTCAGGGTTCTGGATCGGTTGGTTGCGGTGGTTCATCACCGGGAGGAAGCATGTCATTGGCTTGCCAAACATGGTGACGGTGACCCACACCATGCCCGTGCCGTTTACATCCATGTACGGCTTGCCGTCAAAGGTCTGCACTTCAAACGTGGCGGCAGGGTCGGCCTTCAAAGCTTCTGCCCATGCCCATGCCCATGACAGGTAGGACAGGTTTTGCTTCTTCTCAACGTGGTCGTTGACGTTCAGCTTCAACAGGTCAAGCTGGGACATTGAGTTCTCCTTGGTATTGGGAGCACCACTGGGCAACTCCGCAGAAGTTTCCGACACAGCGGCGGGGCTCTCCGAGTCTTGTTTCGACATATCCTTTTTCCTTCTCTGCCAACTCTGTGGCTTCTTCGATGGTTTTAAACACACGGATGGCAGTCTTCCTGCCTTCCCTCTTCACAGCGAATGTCGTTTCCGACATCCAGCGTTCCTCGTTGGAGCAGTTCTGAAGTTCCTCTTCAAAGTCGGCTCGCATCTTTGCTTCACGGTGCATCTCAAGACGCTCCCGGATATACATCTCAGTCTTCACGCTGTCCCACATGGGGACATCCACCACGCAGATGGGGGAGGCGGGGTAGCCTTCCTTACGGTCATGCCTGTTGAAGTCCCTGACCAATGCGCAAATCTTCAGGCCCACAACCTTGCGTTGCTTGACGGTCTCGACCAGCCACTTGTAAATGTTGAGTTGCTCAGTCCACTCTTCCTTCTCTTGCATGACTGCCCATGCGGAGGTGAACTTGTAGTCGTGGATGATGATTCCACCCTCTGCCTCTTCTTGCAAATCGATTGCGCCGCTGATCGTGACTCCAGCCACCTCGGCAAAGATGCGCTCCTCCTTGATCCACCCCGGCGTCTCGCCACGCTCCATCACCACATGGAGGGCAGACCCCAAGAGAGTCCACATCATGTCGCTGACGTCTTGCTTGATCTGGTCGTTGTACTTCTCCCGCATCCTGCGAATCTTGGGGGGAGACATGATCTCGGTGACGCTGTACTGAGCCTCACCCTTACTGTAGTATTCCCGCTTTGCGAGGGTTACCAGAGGTTCTGGTAGATTGTGAACGTTCGTAACTTGCATCTTAACTCCGGAGGTTTGTATGACTGACATCTGCAATGATAGTGATGATACAACAGAATTGCAATCCCTTGCACAAATTATTTTTGGTGAGCCAGCATCAAAAGCCAACAGCCGAAGGGTTGTGAAGTTCGGGTCAATGTCCCGGCTCATCAAAAGCCAGAAGGCGCTGAACTATTCGGAGATGTTTAAACAACAGTGCAAGCGCCTGCCATACCTGATGACGGGAGACTTGAGAGTTACTCTCTGGATTTACTACGCAAGCCGTAGACCCGACTTGGATGAGTCCCTGATCCTCGATCTGATGCAGGGGCTGATCTACGAGAACGACCGACAGGTCAAGGAGCGCCATGCGTACTGGGGGCTTGACCCAGAGAACCCAAGGGCAGAGATACTTATAGAGAGGATCGAAGAGATCGCCCCCAAAAAGAAACCCCAGCGCAAGGGCCGGGGTTAAAGGAGAAGCAACTGCAAGGGGGAGAAACCCTGCGCCGCCAGTGTAAACGAAATGCAGGCCGCGTGCGTGCAGGCTCACCGCGTGAGCTACTGCGTTTAAACATGCGTTGATTTGTATTGGGGCGCATTGGGGCACGTTGATTTGCTCTAAGGGTTTATCCCTAAGAACGTTCGCAATCTCTTCTTGCAAGCTCCAATAAGCTGTGATACAGTTTGTCCTGCTAGGTGTGGAAACCAAGCGAAGTGAAAGCCGTTAGATAAGACTCCGACCCCGTATGGGGTAGCGTCCTCCACAAGGGGATGTTTTTCCACCGGGGTCTTTTCTAACGGCTTTTTTTCGTCTGTACTTTCCACGCCCCGCCGTACTCCGCACGACAGCAGGGGCCGCAAGTGGGGCCGCTCGGAAGAAAACCGCGACACGGTATGACCTATGGTCTAGGGGGCAGTTCCCGAAGAATCCGTGCGGCTGGTCGCATCATCAAGCCGAGGGTATACGGACAATCCGTAACATGATGATCCTGCTTTGCAGGGGTGGAACCTTCCCCTTCTCCTCACATCCCGTGGGGTAGGGGGTCTTTGGGTGGAAATTATCCATCCGGCGGAGGAGAGATGGAAAGCATCGAATACTACAAGGCTGTTGCGCAAGAGTTGCGGGAGCATCTGGATTACAGGAAGAGGAAGCCACTCCTGTGGCTAACCAAACAGGAGGCTTCATTGCTCCTCTCCGCAAACAGGCAGTGGGGAATTGATGAAAACAAATTCCGAGCGATTTACAGGGAGATACAGAAAAAGGTGACAGAGATCAACCGCAGAGAGAACCAACCAACCAAGGAAACTTTATGAGAGAAGAACGCATTTACTTTGTCGGCACATCGGATAACAATATCCGTCTGGTCAGGGCATCTTCACGGCAACAGGCCTTGATGCATGTCGCACACACATCGTTTGTTGTACGCAAGGCAAGTCAGGATGACTTGGTTTCTGCGTTGACCAGCGGTGTCACGGTGGAAAGCTACCGTGCGCCAGAACAAACTGAACTCAACTTGGAGAACTGATATGAAGAAGATCATCGTAGCCCTTACCCTCGCCGCAACAGCCACCCTGACTTGGGCGGCTTGCTCGACCAGCTCGTTTACAGCAAACGGCAGAACCGTTTATTGCTCGACCTGCTGCTACGGCAACAACTGCACGACCAACTGCTATTGATTGACGGGCCGAAAGCGGATGCTGCGGTGACGCATGGCCCATAGCCATGAAGGTTGCAGTGCAGCGAGTAGGCCCAACCATCGCCCCTCTCATTTAGGAAGCAACATGCGAGACTACAAACAAGAATACGCCAACTACGATGGCACACCCGAGGTTAAGAAGAAGAGAGCGCAGAGAAACAAAGCCCGAAGAATGCTGGAGCGTGAAGGGATCGTGAAGAAGGGTGACGGCAAGGATGTCGATCACATGACCCCTCTCAGTAAAGGCGGCACAACTGCCCGCAGTAACCTTAAGGCCAAGCCCGCATCGGCCAATCGCTCGTTTAAACGCACATCCACCGGGGCCATCAAATGATCGAAGCGCTCGTAGCGGATACATACTTCAATGATTCGACACGGGTGATCTGCCCCTTCTGCACTCCAGACCGCAGAAAACAAAACGTCAAGGACATGACCCTCACCCGCAAGAGTGACGGGGCCGTTGTCTATCACTGCCATCACTGCTATGCATCGGGTTCAGTGCAACCCAAGGAGAACAAATTGTCAGCAGTCCCTGCCGCAACAATCGTCAACAACAGGCTCACCCATCAACATTACCAGTGGCTCAAGTCACGGGGCATATCGGAGATCACAGCAGATGCCATGCGTCTGTTCTCAGCGGAAAAGTTCTTCTCCCGACTCAGCAAACCAACACAGGCCATTGGCTTCCCTTACTACCGCAGTGGGGCGCTGGTCTCAGCGAAGTACCGAAGCATCGAGGCCAAGGACTTCACCCAAGACGCAGGTGGAGCGCATGACTTCTTTGGCATCGATAAGGTAGAGAAGGGCCAGCCCCTCATCATTGTCGAAGGCGAGATGGATTGCCTGACAGCCATCGAGGCGGGTATCGCCAACGTGGTCAGTGTTCCCGGTGGCGCTCCCGTCAAGGTCGCAGATGGCAAGGTGCTACCGACAGAGGACAAGAAGTTTGGGTTTGTCTGGAATGCCCGAGAGATCATTGATGCCGCACCCTACGTTGTTCTCGCTACAGATCAAGACCCTCCCGGTCAAGCGCTGGCAGAAGAGTTGGCAAGGCGCATCGGCAAAGAGAAATGCAGACTCGCCAAGTTCGGGTGGAAGGATTTAAACGAAGCATGGCTCGACGACGACCCGACGGCAGACGACACGCCGGTGGAGCGTTTAAACAAGATCATCAATGACGCCGAGCCGTACCCCATCAACGGCATTTCAGAAGCAACCTCATTCATCGACAAGATCAACGACCTCTACACCAAGGGCACGGGCAGAGGGTTCAGCACAGGGTATCAGTCGGTGGACAACATCTACACAGTCGCACCGGGGCAGATGACTGTGGTGACGGGTTACCCGTCCAGTGGCAAGTCGAATTTCGTTGACCAGTTGATGGTCAATCTCGCAAGGTCATCGGATTGGAAGTTTGCGATATGCTCGTTTGAGAACCAGCCCGAGGTTCACATCACCCGCCTCATGGAACTTTACACGTTTCAATCCTTCTACGAAGGCCGGGACAGGATGAGCGAGAGCGCAAAGATGGATGCGTTTAAATGGGTCAATGACCACTTCCTTTTCATCGACACCAACGGCGAAGAACCCAGCACCCTCGAGTCGATCCTGACAAGGGCGAAGGCGGCAGTGAAGCGAATGGGGGTGCGTGGTCTGGTGATCGACCCGTACAACTACATTGAAATGCCGGGGTCAGACAAGACGGAGACGAATGCCATCAGCGACATCCTGACGAAGGTCAAGAAGTTCTGCATGGCTCATGATGTACACACATGGTTTGTCGCCCATCCAAGCAAGATCAATCGCTCTGGTGTCGAACAGCCCCGTCCAGACGGGATGTCGATCAGTGGTTCGATGGCGTGGTGGGCGAAGACAGACTGTGGACTGACGATCCACAGGAAGGACAACTACACGGAGTTGGCTGTCTGGAAGTGCCGCTACCGATGGGTAGGGACTCAAGGGGAAACAACCCTGATCTTCAACAAGACGGCAGGGACATACTCAGAGAATCTGGATATGTTTTAAAGAGAAGGGGGGTGAAGTCCAAGCTTCACCCCCCTTTCACTTCAGCGCATAAAACACGGCGCTGATCACGTTGTTGTATCTCCCGTAAATCTGGGGAGTGTCTCTGTGCGTGTAAACGCACCAGTACTGTTTGGCTGGGCTGTACTTGATGTACCGCTCACCTCGTCCAAACTTCTGAGAGTTTGCAGAAGTTTGAGAGTTTGGAACCAGTTCAAGCAAGTGGGCATACTTTGTGCTCTGTCTGATGAAGTGAGGGCATGGATCAATCAGCGTCTTGACCTTACGCACAGATGAAGTCGTAGGTCTTTACGTCAACCACCAGTTTTGGGAACACCAGCAGTTTGCCAATCATCACGGGTATGACATCGCTCCCCATCACGAAGGCCACATACCAGATGTCGATTGGCTCATCAATGACAACAGCCAATGCAAACACGGCCTTGTCCTCACCGATGTCGTGGATCGTGACCTTGAGATGCTCGTCACGCAGTTTTTGGATCAGGTCTTTCATCAATGTATCTCCTCAGATCGGGGTCTTAAAAATCGGTCAAGGTCATGGGCGGCAGAGATGATGTTCATCATCTCGGGCTTGGGCATATCCCCAGCAATCTGCACCACAAGCTTGACCATCAGTCCGAAGGCCATCTCGGGTGTCAGTTTGTTTGCGTCAAAGACATCAAACACTTGCTCGTATGCATCATTGATGCGTTCAATCTCTTCTTGATCAACGGTCATCATGCCTCCCAAAAAAGAAAAGCCACCATGAAAATGGCGAACAAAAGAAAGATCACCAGTTCGGCTTGGTCGCTGATGATCTCTCGGTGCGTGGGGATGGGCTTGGCTGGGCCTGTGTATCTCATGCTGTCTCTCCTTGTGGCCCATATGAGCGGGTCTCGTCAGTTGCGGGTTCGTTCAGTTCGATGGACTCCACCTCCCAATCGGCAGATTCTGTGCCATACGAACCGTCTGATGCCAGTTCTTGCCAAGCCAATTCCTCGGCCTCATCAATGTTCTCGGCCTCGATGGTCAGGTTGACGTAGGAGGTGCGCCTCAATTCGATCTGGTAAGTTTTCATGCTGTTTCTCCAATCAGTTCAATGTCGTAAACCTCGCCCTCACCCTGCACACAGGCTCGGGTTGGGTCGAACCAGTCAAGGGCCGTGGCCCCCGCCTCTTCTTTGCTTGCGGCCTCCACCTCAATGGTCTGCCAGTAAGACATCACCACCTGCACTTTGTATTTGCTCATTTTGCTTCTCCTCAAGCGGCAAGCTTGATTTGTTTAAACGAAACAGCACCGATGTCAGCGATGTCATTCACTGCCACGGCGTTGCCGTAGATGCCAGAGACATCGGCCTTGATGCCGACACCAATGGTTGTCACACCCAGCGCGTTGCCGGACTGGATTTGTTGGCGAACCCCACCGGGGTTGCCGTACCCGTCAGTGATCACGAAGACCAACTTGCGGTGTTCATTGCGCCGTGCCAGCAACTCATGTGAGTAGCGCAGGGCGGTGTAGTCGTTTGTCCCACCAGCAGGGCTGACACGCCCGATCAGGGTGTTGCCCTTGCGATGGTTCATGCCGAAGGGCTTGATCTCAAACACGGCAGACCCGAAGGCCACAACCGCAGTCTTGACCCCAGCCGCATCAAGCGTCTCCAGCAGGGCACGGCACGTTGCAACAGCAGGGCCAATGCGAGGCTTCTTGCCGTGGTCGTTGTCGAACATCGAACCCGAGATGTCCAGCAAGATCACAACCGCAGAGTCCACACCCTCCACATCGAGGCGGCGTTTAAACACACGGTCGTTACCAGTGGCCACAGATGGCAGGGCATGGACGTTGACCACACCAGCCTTGCGGTTGCGGCTGAACTCAGTCAGACCCGAGTTGTCGAACAGGCGCTTGACCTCATAGCGAAGCTTTGCAGGGATGGGGGCAGTCTCCAGACCATCCCGCTCGGTGTCCCGAAGGCAACCGCTACCCTTTCGGATTTGCTCGGAGGTGTAGTTGCCCATCACCCCACCGCTGGGCAGTTTGGGCTCGACCTCCCTTGCCTCGACATCAACAGGGGATTGGACGGGCGCATCAGGGGCCGCAGGAGCCTCTTTGCCCTCTTCCGCACCCTTACCCTTGTCCTCACCCTGATCGGGGCTTGTAGGCCCATCCTGACCATTTGTAGGGCCATCCTTGGGCTTGCCGGGGCGACCATCGGGCTTGTCGTTGGGCTTGTCGGGCTTCTGACTCTGTTGCTTGATCTGTTCGTAAACCCACAGAGCAATCTTCAAGGTGTCGGTGCTGGACGTTGCGCTTTCGCACTTCACCGCCGCCATGTTAAAGATGGCAGTCAGGCGGGGGTTGCAGGGAACCTTGACAGTGGCGTGTTTACGGCAAGCCACTGCGAGGATGTAGGGGTACTGGCGGGGATCGTTCCAATCCTTGACGGTCGCCAATGCCTCACGGGTCATGGTGTCGATCAACTCACCCAGCAGGGGGCCGATGTTGCCGAGCAGACCAGAGGCAATCCCGGTGTTCTCGATCCAGCCATCTTCCACGGCGTTGTGCAGGGTGCGGATGTAGTCGTTATCACCTCTTGCATGGAAGTCGGTGTACTTGTGGTGCAACAGTTCATGCACCACATAACCCGCATACTTGACCACCAGCGCACGGCTCACCGTGGAGTCATCAGGGATGCCAGCAAGGTACAGGTTGCCATCCGAGTTGATGCCAGCGGTCTGGACATCATGCCGCCAGTAGACAGACACACGGCGCAGACCCAGAGAGTTGCCCACCTTGTGGGCGAAGGCCTCCAGACCCAGACGGAACTCAAGGCCACGCACGGAGGGGCGAGAGAGAATGGTTTCGATGTTCATGTGAACCTCACAGGTATTTTTGAATCTCTGTCTCGTTGATGCAAGACAGGTAGATGGCAGTGAGACCGGGGAGGGACTCAACTGGTTGACGGGCGGCAATGGTGGATGCCCACGCCTTGTCCACGGGCAAGACCCGCAGGGCACGGACAAACGCAATCACAGACCGAATGGAGGGGGCATCAATGACCTCGCCTGTCTGCACCTTCTCACGGGCCACACGCACAGCACCAAGGATGTGGGCGGCAAGCTTGATGTCGCACCCAGTGTGGCGCACCACAGCGTCCACCTCGGACATGATGGGGAGGTAGTCGAACTGCACCACACGGGCGAAGCGGTCAACCAGAGCGCTGTTCATCTGGCGTGTGCCAGCGTAGCGGCCCGAGTCATCACCGTTGCCCAGCGTGTTGTCGGCGGCAAAGACCAGCACACCGGGGGCACGGGTCTGGACAGACCCACCGAAGGACACGGCGCTGTTGGGCTCAAGGAACCCGTTGAGAGGGGCCAGTTCGCCGGGATCAGCGTTGGTCACCTCATCCAACAGGATCACAGTGGAAGGGTGTGTGAAGGCGGCAAGGAAGTCACCACGCTTGAACACGGTCTGCCCATTCTCAAGACCCACTGCACCGATGTAATCCTCGGCAGAGGTGTACTTGTGGAAGTTGATGCGTTTAAACGCACGGCCTGTCATGGCGGCAAACTGTCGAGCGGTCTCAGACTTGCCAGTGCCCTTTGGCCCACCGAACCAGACGTTCTCGCCCAAGTCCTGAGACAGGATCAGGTGCTGGAGGATGTCGGCAGTCCAGATGAAGTTGGGATCAACAGCCGGGGCAGAGGGGTCATTCCAGATGTCCACCTTGAGGGGGTCACCCTTACGATCCAGCACCTCTACACCAAAAAGCTTCAAGCAGGTCACATTGCCCACCACATGAACAGAGGAAAGGTCTGCGACCACAGACTGAGCACCAGCGGCCTCGACTGCTTTGCGGAAAGGTGCGAAGGCATCAGCGACAACCTTGTTGACGGCCTCTTCTACCTTACGGTCATCAATCTTGGTCTCGCCAAGCTTCTTGGCAATGTCCCGAATCTCGGTGCGCAGGGTGTCATCATCCTGAATCCGGGCATTGCGGTCATCTGCCAACTCATCGGACAGTTTCTGGTGAAACCTCTTGACGGCCTCGATGGCCTTGAGGGCGGCGGCCTCTGCACGGTTTGCAACAGACCCCACGGCATCCACGGCGGCGGTGTCTGCGCCTTGAACAGCAGACACAGCCACAGGGGTGGCGGCTTTGATGTCGGCGAGGGTCAGGCTGTTGGCCCGGACACAACTGACAAGGTAGTCGGCGGCCTTGCTTTTCTGCTCGGCTGGTGTGCCGGGGAAAGTGCCACCACCCCGCAGGGCGTAAGCACCCAACACCACACCAATGGGAAGCTTCAAGATTTCGATTTTGATTTGCAGGTCAGTCATTGCAGTTCTCCGTTTAAACAAGGTTCAGGACATCGCTGTCCACAGGGCAAGAGGGAAGGCCAAGAGCGGCCCATTTGGAAGTCAGGCGCACGGTGTAGCCACAAGAGGGGCACACAGCCTTGAGCATGCGAGTGGTCTGCACCTTCTTGGTGTTCATGGTCAGGGCGGCGTGAGGGTAAGGGCCGAGCGAGTCCACGATTGCCCCGAAGGTGGGGACGAATGAGGCGGCAGGGCCAGTGGCCTTCCAGCCCTTGGGGCCAGCAGAGGGCTCAAGATGCATCTTCTGGGCGATGCTCTGGAAGTTGACCCCGTGGTTCATGGCCCCGGCAGTCGAGTGGCAGAGTTCATGCACCAACACATCGAACACCCGCAGGGGGTCATCCAGCACAGGGCTGATCAAGACCTCGAAGGTTGCATCAGCAGAGGCGGTGTCTGCCCAGCACTCACCGATGGCCCCACTGCGTTTGGCGTTGGACGGGAAGCCGCACGAAACACGAACGTTCGTTGGCAAGGGTGAGCACACCGCATCAAAGAAGGGGCGCAGTTCAGAGACGGCGGCAGAGAGCCAGTCTTCACGGTTGTTGATTGTCATTGCAATTCTCCTGTGCTAGTGATTGTAAAGGGTTTAAACCGAAGGGGTCAAGATGGTGTTGAAACGATCAGACCCGACACGCTCAATGAGGGCATCGATCTGTTGCTGGGCGAGGCCACGAATCTCACGCAGGGTCATGCCCTTGCTGGCAACGGGCATCCCTTTGAACTGTCCGACAACGTGAAGCACCTTGCCGCCAGAGCGGGGGTCAGACACAGCCCAGAAGCCGAGGTTGTCCCGGTGCAGGTGGAGGGTGTGGGTCACAGACCCAGCATGGCAGACCAGCAGGTGTGACTTGACGGTCTCGATTTCAGAGCCGTCCTTGCGGCGCAGGGTGATGGTAGGCATAGGTTCCTTTCAGGTGTTTAAACGGATTGCACTCCAATGCCCGGCAGGGCATCAGGCTGAAATCAGGCGGCGGTCAGTACGTCACGGATGGTCAGGCCAGTGGCACGTTTGACGATCAGGTCAGGCCAGTCACCCAATGGCAGGGCAGACAGTTGCTCAAGCATCAGGTCAACGTTGTCTTGAGAGCGCAGGACACGGGCAACGTGCTGGGCTTGCTGGTGGGTGACCATTGCACGGGTCAGCACCTCGAAGTTGGTGCTGGATGGGTTTTTGTTGAACTCACGCTGGGCTGTCTTGAGGGCAGACAGGGCGAAGGACTGAACGTAGGACAGGGTGATTTGCATGATGGTCTCCAAAGGGTGCGGGATTGCACTCCAAAGCCCAGAGGGCTTCAGGCTGAAATCAAGCGTAGGAATCAGCAACCATCAGACGGGCAACCAAAAGGGTGTCATCTTTCGACAACAACATGGATGCGAAGGGGTGCTTGCGGTCATAGGCCAGCACTGCGAGGGCGTTGGCATCAGTGGGGTTGGCACGGTATCGGTCAATGAGTTTTTGCATGGGGTCTCCAATCAGTGCAAGATGGCACTGCAATGCCCACAGCATGGGCATCACGTTGGCATCTCATAGGGGATGTTTTATCTACCGTCACGGTGGACAGGTACAGGGCTTGAACCCTGTCTGACTTGCTCCCGGACTTCCTCCGGGTTTCGCCTCAGACCGACCGTATCGTGGGCCGTTCACATCAGCACTATTGCTAGTGCATGGACGAATGATACCACTATCGTGTAAACAGGTGTCAAACAATACCCGAGTGATTTGTGTGGGTACTCCAGATGATGGGGTGATTGCAGGGGGTCTACAGGGACAGTGCCAGATGCACTGCATCTATATATGTTGGGTGCATTCTGGTGAGTTGGACTAAAAAGTACTAATGTGAAAGTGAGTACTTTCGTTAAGTATAAGCAAGTACTGATATTCGTTAAAACGATCAGGAAGAGGGGTCAAACGACTTCCTAGGGGGGTAGTGGCGGGTAAGGGTCAAAGTGGCTGGAAGGGCCGTTTAAATCGATTTTAGAGCCATGTATGTTTATACAGTACTAGCTTACTTTGGAGCATTACATTAGCACTGAGGTACACAAAAGAGAGGGTGTGGATAAAGCTGGGGATAAGCTGTGGACAGAGTTATCCACAGTATCCACAGGTGGTTGTGGACAAGTTGACGTTATCCACAGGCTGTGGATAATGCGAACGAAGCTGTTTAAACAGACAGGCTGGATGAAACCACAGGAGCGAAACCATGAGCGAGACAGGAAGACCCGGAAGGGCCACGAAAGACCAACTGCTGGAGGCGCTGGAAGCGGCACATCTGCCGGGGGATGAATACATCGATGAAGGCCCGGAACTCAGCGAAGCGGAACGGTTAGCCGCTAAGGCAGAACCTCCAGTAATAAGGGTAGACGGAAAGCCAAGAGGAACAGAGGAATACAAGAGAGTTCCACCTCTCACGCCATCAGCAATGGAGTTCGCCAAAGGCATGATCGCTGGGAAAACCATGCGTCAAGCCTACAGGGATGCATACCCAAACGCCAAGGGATCAGACCAAGTTATCACCAGCGCCGCATACAGACTGAGCAGGGATGAACGCATCCAGAAGATGCTGAATGAAGCATGGGGCGAGACAGTGGAAGTGCTGGCAGAGGATGTGGCGGCAACGAAACGATATGTGTTGAAGGAGCTGTTGGCACTCAGCAAGGGAGGCAAGCAGGAAGGCTCCCGGTTGAAAGCACTGGAACTGATGGGCAGAGCGGCTGGAATGTTCCAACAGACCACTGAAGCAGTGGCAGAGAAGCCCACAGCAGAGCAGTTGCGCAAGGAGCTGTCGGGTCACCTCAAGCTCTTGGACAACGTCAAGCCACTCAAGGCGAAGAAGGCGTAGAGGGCAACGGTCATCAGCAGGGGAGCGTGTAAACGGCTGGGATGGCGACCCCACCCACGCCCCACCCCCCAAAATGCGCAGCGACGGCCCCGCTCCCGCTTACGCTCTAATCCACTCATCCCATCACATTCCCACACATACCCCCATCAATCGGAAATCCCCACCCCCCGGGGGTATATATATTTTCGGGAATACCCTTGCGAACGTTCGTTTGTGCGTTTAAACTCTCGGCATGTTGAATGAAAAGCATCAATTGGTATTGGACTTCATCCGTGCGTATGTGCGTTTACACGGCGTCCCGCCGTCGTATTCCGTGATTGCTCGGGGGTTGGGATTGAAGAGTAAGTCGAACATCCACCGGGTGATTCACATCCTTCAGGATGAGGGACTGTTGGTGATCAAGCCCCACAAGTTCAATTCGATCAAGCTTCTAGATAAGACGGTGAAGGGGGTAGCTTCTCTATGATGACTCGTCAGGAGGTGGAGAAGTACCGTGAGTTGATTCCTCTCGTCGCAGATGATGAGAGAGCCAAGATCATGATGTTGTTGGAATACGACAGGGTGGAGAAGTGCAGGGAGTCGTTCATTTACTTCGCCTCCCACATGTGGCCCGGGTTCATTTCCGGGAAACATCACCAGATCATGGCCAACGCTTTTGAGCGTGTTGCAAAAGGTGAGTTGAAGAGGCTCATCATCAACATGCCTCCTCGGCACACCAAGTCCGAGTTTGCCTCCTACCTTCTCCCGGCGTGGTTCTTGGGGAAGTACCCCGAGAAGAAGATCATCCAGACTGCTCACACCGCAGAACTGGCTGTGGGTTTTGGCCGCAAGGTGAGGAACCTCGTATCGTCCGAGACCTTCTCCCGGGCGTTTGACACCAAACTGTCCTCTGACTCAAAGGCCGCAGGTCGCTGGAACACGGACAAAGGTGGTGACTACTTCGCGATTGGTGTTGGTGGCGCGGTAACAGGTAAGGGCGCTGATCTTTTGATCATTGACGACCCCCATTCGGAGCAGGAAGCCAAGCAGGGCAACCCCGCAGTCTTTGACAATGTGTATGAGTGGTACACATCCGGCCCTCGGCAGCGTTTACAGCCCGGTGGAGCCATCATCATTGTGATGACACGCTGGTCAAAGAGAGATTTGACCGGGCAAATACTGAAAAACTCCGAAAAAGACGGTGTAAATGAGTGGGAAGTCATCGAATTCCCCGCAATTTTGCCCTCGGGCAACCCTCTTTGGCCCGGATTTTGGAAGAAAGAGGAGCTCGAGGCCATTAAGGCCGAGATTCCCGTCTCCAAATGGGAAGCGCAGTACCAACAGAACCCCACATCCGAGGGAAATGCGATCATCAAGCGTGATCACTGGCGGATTTGGGAGTCGGACGTCGCTCCCGCTTGTGAATACATCATCCAAAGTTGGGACACGGCCTTCGAGAAGTCCAACCGGTCCGACTATTCGGCTTGCACAACGTGGGGTGTCTTTCAACACCCCAACCAACATGGCGATCTGAAGCCAAACATCATCTGTCTGGACGCAGTGAAGGCTCGTATGGAGTTCCCTGAGCTCAAACAGAAGGCTCTTGAGATGTACAAAGAGTGGGAGCCGGACACATTGATCGTGGAAAAGAAAGCCGCAGGGGCTCCCTTGATCTATGAGCTCAGGCAGATGGGAATTCCGCTTTCAGAGTACACACCGGGCAAAGGAAGCGATAAGATTGCGCGTGTAAACGCAATCTCGGACCTTTTTGCCTCGGGAGTTGTTTGGTGCCCACAAACAAGATGGGCAGATGAGTTGATGGAAGAGTTGGCGGCATTCCCTAACGGGGACCATGACGACCTTGTTGACTCCTCAAGCCAAGCGCTGCTTCGGTTTAGAAGGGGCGGCTTCATCCCAATCGAGTCGGATGAGCCGGAAGAGCAGCGGTATTTCCGCCGCAAGAGTAACGCCTTCTATTAAGGAATTGACATGGCAGCATCAGATATGGTCCCCGGCATTGGTGGAGCCCCTTTGGGCATGCCCCCTCTAAGCATCGACGACATCCAGCAAGACGACACCCCCGCAATCGAGATCATGATCGACAACCCGGATGATGTCGAAATCGGCCTCGACGGCATGACCATCGACCTCATGCCCGATGAGGAGACCGCCGAAGATTTTGGTGCCAACCTCGCCGAGTTCATGGACGAGGGAGAGCTGGGCAAGCTGGCCGGAGACCTGATCGCTGAGTACGAGAGCGACGTCTCCTCCCGCAAAGAATGGGCAGACATGTATGTGCGAGGACTTGAGGTCCTCGGCATGAAGTATGAAGAACGCACTGAACCTTGGGAGGGTGCCTGCGGGGTCTACTCCACAGTCCTAACAGAGGCTGCCATCCGGTTCCAGTCCGAGACCATCATCGAGACCTTCCCCGCTCAAGGCCCCGTCAAGACGCAGATCATTGGCGCAATCGACAAACTCAAAGAAGACGCAGCCGAGCGTGTCCGGGAGGACATGAACTACAAGCTGACCGAGCAAATGCCCGAGTACCGCCCTGAGCATGAGCGCATGCTCTACAACTTGGGTTTGGCCGGTTCGGCCTTCAAGAAAATCTACTTCGACCCCAGCATGGGCAGGCAGGTCGCCATCTTCATCCCCGCAGAAGACCTGATCATTCCTTACGGCGCATCCAACGCCCGCACCGCAGAGCGTGTAACCCATGTGATGCGCAAGACAAAGAATGAGATCAAGAAGCTTCAAGTCGCAGGCTTCTACCGCGATGTTGATCTGGGTGAGCCCCAGATGTTCAACACAGACATTGAGAAGAAAAAAGCCGAAGAGCAGGGCTACGATTTAAACGAGGACAACCGTTACCAGCTTCTGGAGATGTGCGTTGACTACGATATGCCCGGGTACGAGGATGAGGATGAGATTGCCCTTCCCTACGTTGTGACCATCGACCGTGCCACCACAAAGGTTCTGTCGATCCGCCGCAACTGGAACGAAGAAGACAAGCTCAAGCTGCGCCGTCAGCACTTCGTTCAGTACACCTACATCCCCGGTTTTGGTGTTTATGGTCTGGGCCTAATCCACGTCATCGGTGGCTATGCCCGTGCCGGTACTTCCATCATCCGCCAACTGGTGGACGCAGGTACTCTGGCTAACCTGCCCGGTGGTGTGAAGACCCGTGGTCTCAGGATCAAGGGAGATGACACCCCAATTGCTCCCGGTGAGTGGCGCGACGTGGACGTTCCGTCCGGGACCATGCGTGACAACATCATGCCCCTGCCCTACAAAGAGCCCTCACAGGTTCTGGCTGGGTTGCTTGAGCGCATCACAGAGGAAGCTCGCCGTCTGGGATCAGTCGCAGACATGAAGATCAGCGACATGGGTGCCAATGCACCCGTGGGTACGACTCTGGCTCTTCTGGAGCGCCAGCTCAAGACCATGAGCGCGGTTCAGGCTCGGGTCCACAACTCGATGAAGGAGGAGTTCAAGCTCCTCAAAGAGATCATCCGAGACAACACCCCCGCAGAGTATGACTACATGCCCATGGGTGGTAAGCCTGCCGCCAAGCGGGAGGACTACGACATCGTTGAGGTGATCCCAGTCTCTGATCCAAACAGCGCCACGATGGCCCAGCGGATCATGCAGTACCAAGCCGTCATTCAGTTGTCGGCTCAAGCCCCTCAGATTTACGACCTGCCGCAGTTGCACCGTCAGATGATTGAGGTGCTGGGTATCAAGAACGCAGACAAGCTTGTGCCCATCGAAGATGACATGACACCTCGTGACCCAGTGTCGGAGAACATGGCCTTCTTGACGGGAAAGCCCACAAAGGCTTTTGTCTACCAAGACCACGATGCCCACATTGCCGTCCATACATCTATGTTGCAAGACCCCTTGCTGATGGCGCAGATTGGTCAGAGCCCTCAAGCTCAGAAGATGCAGGCCGAGATCATGGCCCACGTATCCGAGCACTTGGCTTTTGCTTACCGCAAGAAGATCGAGGAGCAGTTGGGTGTTCCTCTTCCGGCTCCCAACACCGAGATGCCGGAAGAGGCAGAGGTCATGCTGGCAAAGATGGTTGCCATGGCCTCTCAGCAGGTGCTGGCTCAGAGCAAGGGTCAGGCTGCTCAACAGCAGGCCCAACAACAAGCTCAGGACCCCGTCATCCAAATGCAGATGCAGGAGCTCAAGATCAAAGAGCAAGAGGCTCAGATCAAGGGCATGAAGGTGCGCGGAGACCTCCAACTCAAATCAGAAGAGCTTGGCCTCAAGGCCCGGGAAGCTGCGCAAAAGGTCGGCGAAGACCCAGAACTTGCCTACCAGCGATTGCAGACTGAAATCTCTCAGATGCAGGAAGTCCACGCCATGGAGATGGCTGCCAAACAACAGCAGATGATGCTTCAGCAGCAAGAAGCTCAGCAAAAAATGGCTCAACAAGCAACGCCCCCAATGGGCGGTAAGGGGCAGTAATGGACCACCAAATACTTGAGCACATCAGCAAAAAGCTGAGAGAGCGTGAGGTGGAGATTGCAAGAGTTGTGGGTGACGGAGGGTGCAAGTCCTTCGATCACTACAAAGAACTGTGTGGTTTTATTCGGGGTCTTCAGACCGCGCAGTTTGAAATTGAAGACCTCGTCCGAAAAATAAAGGTAAACGATGACTGACTTTAACGTGCAGGCCGTGGACCTGTCTGGCATTCTCAACCAGCCGGTTGCAGACAAAGCCAAACAGATTCCCGATCCAGCGACTTATCACCTCCTGTGCATGCTTCCAGAGGCGAAAGAAGAATACGAGGGTGGATTGCTCAAATCCAGTCAGACGATGCAGTTTGAAGAACTGCTGTCGCCCGTACTCTTCGTTGCCAAGATTGGACCGGATGCATTTAAAGACGAGAAACGCTTCCCAAGCGGGCCAAGTTGCAAGGTTGGTGACTTTGTTCTGGTACGACCCAACAGTGGCACCCGGATGAAAATCCACGGCACTGAGTGGCGACTCATCAACGATGACTCAGTTGAGGCCGTGGTGGAAGACCCACGCGGCATTCAACGCCCATAAGGAGCAATCATGGCAGAGTTTGAAAAAACCGAGTTTGAGTTTCCGGACGAGGCGGAAAGCAAGAACCCTCGCGAAGGCGGCAAGGTTGTAGAGACTGAAGACACGGACATCGAGATTGTTGACGACACTCCCGAAGAGGATCGTGGCCGCAAACCTCAAGACCCTCCCAAAGAGGTAACCGACGAGGAGCTGGAGAAGTACACCGACCAGCGCCTTAAAACTCGTTTGGCCCACTTGGGCAGGGGTTATCACGACGAGCGCAGAGCCAAAGAAGCCGCACTCCGAGAGAAGGAAGAAGCCATTAAGGTGGCCCAGCAGATTGTCGAAGAGAACAAAAAACTCAAAGGCAGCCTGCATCAAGGCCAAAGCGCTCTTCTCGAGCAAGCGAAGAAGGTTGTTGCCAATGAAATGGAACAAGCCAAACGCAAGTTCAAAGAGGCATACGAAAGCGGCGACGCAGACGCACTGACGGCAGCTCAAGAAGAGATGACGATGGTGAAGATGAAGGCCGAGCGTGTAAACAATTTTCGGCCTGCCCCTTTACAGGAAGAAAAAACTGAGTTACAACTGCCCAAATCGCAGCCAGCTCCTCAATTGGACGAAAAAACACGTACTTGGACAGAGAAAAATACGTGGTTTGGACCCAATAAAAAAATGACGGCCTATGCTCTAGGTCTTCATGATGAGCTGGTAGCAAAAGGCTACACCTCAGGAAGCGACGATTACTACAAAGAAATCGACGCAGAAATGAGGAACAGATTTTCAGATGTATTCGAGTCTGATAAGCCGGAGGATGCTCCTTCTTCTCCGAAAAGATCGAATGTTGTCGCACCGGCAACGCGTAGTACTGCTCCCCGAAAGGTCGTACTTACCAAATCGCAGGTCGAAATCGCCAAGCGGCTGGGTGTTCCTTTGGAACTCTATGCTCGTAAGGTTGCGGAAGAAATGAGGAAATGAAAATGGCTGAACAAAATCGTGAAAAGCGTGAACTTGACACTCGTGCAACATCTACCCGCCCTGCGAAGTGGATGCCGCCACAGCTCCTACCCGACCCCACACCTGAGGCCGGATATGCTTACCGCTGGATTCGTGTCAGCACCTTGAACGCCGCTGATCCCTTGAACGTTTCGTCAAAACTCCGCGAAGGCTGGGAACCCGTAAAGGCGTCTGACCACCCTGAAATCCGTCTGTTTGGCAGCACTCCGGATGCTCGCTTCCCAGATGCGGTCTTGGTTGGCGGTCTACTTCTTTGCAAAACACCTACTGAGTTCATTGATCAGCGTAATGCCTACTATGGACAGCAGTCCGAACAGCAAATGCAATCAGTGGATAGCAGTTACATGCGTGAAAGCGATCCTCGTATGCCTCTCTTCAAAGAGCGGTCGTCGAAGGTTACTTTCGGTAAAGGTATTTAACTTTTTTGGAGTCCAAACATGGCTTACCCCACCGTTTCGGCACCCTATGGCCTTCAGCCCATCAATCGTATTGATGGCATGCCATACGCAGGTGCATTCCGTCAGATTCCCGTAGCTGCTGGCTTCGGCACCGCCATTTTTGATGGCGATACCGTGGTCATCAACAGCGATGGTTATCTCGTCAAGTCCACCACAACCAACTCCGGCGACATCGTTGGCGTGTGCGTTGGTGGTCAGTACGTGAACTCGAGCGGCCAAACCGTTCAAGCTCAGTACATCCCCGCAGGTCAATCGACCGCCAGCAACTTGGCCTACGCCTACGTTGTGGATGATCCAATGGCTCTGTTCAAAGTCGCTGTTGTGACTTCGGGCACTACCATGGGTACTGCTGGTCGTACCGTTGTTGGTTCTAACTTGGCGCTCGTCTTGAACGCTGGTAACACCTCCACCGGCAACTCTGCCTTCGCTGTCACTTTGACTGGCGCTGGCACTACAGCCACCATCCCAATCCGTGTGATCGACGTTGTGCCAGAAACAGCCACCGCTGCTGACACTTACACCGAGCTGTTAGTGAAAATCAACACACACCAGTACAACGACACCACTGGTGTTTAAGGAGTAAATCATGGCTATTTCACGCGCACAACTGCTCAAGGAATTGCTGCCCGGTCTGAACGCTTTGTTCGGCCTTGAGTACGCCAAGTATGGCGAGCAGCACAAGGAAATCTACGAAACCGAAACCTCGGAGCGTAGCTTTGAAGAGGAAACCAAGCTGTCTGGCTTCTCCGCCGCTCCGGTGAAGAACGAAGGTTCTGCCATTGCTTATGACAATGCGCAGGAAGCTTGGACTGCACGTTACAACCACGAAACAATCGCGATGGGCTTCTCCATCACTGAGGAAGCAGTGGAAGATAACTTGTACGACAGCCTCTCCAGCCGCTACACCAAGGCTTTGGCCCGTGGTATGGCTTACACCAAGCAAGTCAAAGGTGCCTACGTGTTGAACAATGCGTTCACCGCTGGCGTGACTTACGGTGACGGCGTTACCCTGTGCTCCACAGCTCACCCTCTGGTGTCCGGTGGCGTCAACAGCAACCGTCCAGCCACTGCTGCCGACCTGAACGAGACTTCGTTGGAAAACGCCGTCATTCAGATCGCTGCTTGGACAGACGAACGTGGCCTGTTGATCGCAGCAAAGCCCAAGAAGCTGGTCATTCCTCCAAGCCTGCAATTCGTTGCAACCCGCTTGCTGGAAACTGAACTGCGTGTTGGCACTGCTGACAACGACATCAACGCCATCAAGAACAACGGCTCCATCCCCGGTGGTTACACAGTCAACAACTTCTTGACTGACACCAACGCTTGGTTCCTGTTGACTGATGTGCCAAACGGTCTGAAGCACTTCGTCCGCACCCCGCTGCAAAACAGCATGGACGGCGACTTCGACACCGGCAACGTCCGCTACAAAGCCCGTGAGCGTTATAGCTTCGGCGTGTCTGATCCTTTGGGTATCTTCGGTTCGCCCGGAGCCTGATGGTCGGAAAAAAAGAGGGGGCTTCGGCCCCCTTTTTTATTGCGTTGGTTTAAACGCAGTGATATATTGCACCCACCCCCGGACTTTCCGGTGTATCTGACGGCTCCGGGCCGACGTCATGCAGACAGATACGCCTTAACCGCATGAGGAAAAAATCATGGCTCAAAGCACTTTTCAAGGCCCAGTTCGCTCGTTGGCTGGCTTTTACACTCAAGGTCCCGCTTCCGTTGTCAACTTGGCAAACGGCACCAACACCGTCACCTTGAACGTCGCCAACTACGCTGGCAAGACCATTCGCACCAACGATGCGACTTTGGTCATCACCCTGCCAGCCATCAATGCTTCGGCAAACCCCGTGACATCTGGCCCCGGCCAAGACCCCGACACCCTGAACAACGTGGGCACCAGCTACACATTCGTCATCGAGACCGCAGCCACTGCTGTGGCTATCAAGACAGACGGCACTGACAAGTTTGTTGGCTCCTTGCTGATGGTTGCCACCGACGCCTCGGGCGCTACAACTGGCTACGCACCTGCCGCTTCCAACGATGTGATCAACTTGGATGGAACCACCACTGGTGGCGCTGCTGGCTCGACCATCACTGTAACTGTCGTGGCTGCCAACAAGTACATGGTCACTGGCGTTTTGCTGGGCTCCGGCACTGTTGCCACTCCCTTTGCTGACGCTTAATTGATCTCGGGGGCTTAGGCCCCCGCTTTACAGGAGATTGATTATGGGAATGCAAACCGACGTAAAAGCTATTTCGTTGGCAGCCTCCGGGGCTGTCACTGACGCTCGCGTGCGCGTGCGCGGTATGGTGATCGAGCCCGGCGCATCTGCTGGAAGCGTCATCCTCAAAGACGGCGGCTCTGGCGGCACAACACTGTTCACCATCAACACAACTGCCAACGGCGAGACATTCAATGTCTTGATCCCGGCTGAAGGTGTGCTGTGCTTGACCAGTGCCTACGCCACTCTGTCAAACGCAAAAGTGACGGTGTTTTATGCCTGAAGAAGCACGCCCGATGGACATTGCAGGTCGCAAACTGATGATTGCGATCCCTGCGTATGATGGCAAACTGAACATCAAGACCTCCTTTGCTTTGGCCGATCTCGTGGTCAAGGCATCGAAGTTTGGCGTTCAGGTTCAGCTATCGCACCTGTCGGGCTGCTCTCTTATCACCAAGGCCCGGAACATCTTGGTAGCAAACTTCCTTGAGTCGGATTGCACGGACATGCTGTTTGTGGATGCCGACATCGTGGTGGACGCTGAGTCTGTCTTGCGCCTACTGGCGCTGAGCACCGGCAAGGACATCACTGCTGGCATGTACACGCGCAGGGCAGAGGACCGCAAGTTCTTCTTGGACATCTACATCGACCAGAACAACACCCTTGAGTTTGATGCTCACGGGATGCTGCGCGTTGAGAATGTGGCAACTGGCTTCATGATGATCCAGCGCCATGTAATCGAGAAGATGATCCAGAACCACCCTGAGTGGAAGTATTTCAACGACGTCTACAACCGTGACGAGTTTTGCTTGTTTGACTTTGAGTTGTCGAACGGCCAGTACATTGGCGAGGACTACACCTTCTGCAAGCGTGCTCGCGCAGATGGGTTCACGGTCTTCATTGATCCAGAAATCACCCTGCCGCACGTCGGCTCTCAGGAGTATCACCGCAGCTTCAAAGAGTCTGTGCTGATGCCTTTGATCGAGCAGTACTGCACCCCAAAGCTGAAGGTGGCAAATGGCTAAAGCAGCACCAAAGAAGAAAGGCCCATCCTTGGCGGTGGGGCGCGGCGAGAAGCTGCCTGTCTCCAAAGGTGCAGGGCTGACTGCCAAAGGCCGCGCAAAGTACAACGCAGCGACAGGCAGCAACCTCAAGGCCCCACAGCCTCAGGGCGGCCCTCGCAAGGATTCTTTCTGCGCACGGATGTCGGGCATGCCCGGTCCAATGAAGGACGAAAAAGGTCAACCTACCCGCAAAGCTGCGGCTTTGAAGAGATGGAAGTGCTGACATGGACTTGCCAGTTTGGAATACCGTACTGTCGTTTGCCTCTGCGGCGTTGCTGCTTTGGGTGAAGGTCTCGCATGACGAGGTCAAGCGTCTTTCTATCTTGCTGAGCAAGACTCGAGAAGAGAATGCCGAGAAGTTTGTTGCGAAGATGGACATGCACAATGACATGAACCGAGTGATTCAGCGGCTTGACCGACTGGATGCGAAACTTGATGAATTCATGAAGGAGCAGCGCAGTGCCCTCAACTAGCAAGAAGCAGCATAATTTCATGGCGGCAGTGGCGAATAATCCAGCCTTTGCCAAGAAAACAGGTGTCCCACAGTCCGTGGGCAAAGAGTTCTCCAACGCGGACAAGGGCCGCAAATTTTCAAAAGGTGGCGATATGAAAGAGTCCAAAGCAATGGTGAAGAAAGAGATTGGTTTTATGAAGAAGGCCGGTGCTCCCAAGTCCATGGTTAAGCATGAGATGGCCGAGGCCAAGGGCAAGCCCTTCGCCAAAGGCGGTATGTCTCTGGCTAAGCATGCCTCAATGCCAGCTTCCAAGGCTCACAAAGGCCTGAAGGCCGGTGGCTCGGTGGGCACTACCAAGATGGGCGCAGTCAAAACCGCAGCCCCCAGCATGAACGGTATTGCCTCCAAAGGCAAAACCAAAGGCACCATGGTCAAGATGGCCCGTGGTGGCAAAGCCTGCTAAGGAGTGAATCATGGCGACAAAGAAGATCAAACGCTTTCAAGAGGGCGGAATGTCTGACAAAGAACGCGGTCTGGAGGCCTCGAAAGATGACAAGGTTGGCTTCTTTGAGCGCCTACGCATGGGCAACATCGATGACGAGGGCTCTGAAGCGTATCGTCGTTTTGGCGCTGGCCGTGGCAAGTCTGTACAGTCTCCGGCTCCAGTAGAGGATCGCACTCCAACTCCCGTAATCCGAGAGTCCGCAAAGCCAGTATCCGAAGATATGTCCAGCATGTTGGCGGCAGGAGCCGAGGCTGGCAAACGCCAGTCGTCAGGTGATGCAAGCGTTGCCGAGATGTATCAAGGCCCCCGCACCAAGCCAGTTGTTGCTCAGCAACCAAGACCGGGCGGCAAACCGTCTGTTAGCGTGGCTGCACCAACAAAACCTGCCGCCTCAAAAGCTCCTGCCATGCAAGAGCAAAGCTACCGCCGCACAGGTGGCGCATCTGCCGAAGATCGCGCATCCTCACCCAGAGTTGCTCCAGCCTCCAACCCGAACTACTCGAATGAGGGTCGCGGCAAGGAAATGAGCAAGAAGCAGCAGCTTGAGCGAGAGATCGACTCCATCAAGCCAACCGAAGAGCAGACCCAAAAAGGTCTGGAGAATGCAATGTTGCCGGGTGCTGGCCTGAAAACTTTGTCTGCTGCCGCCAAAAAGCTTGCGGCAGGCAAGACTTCCAAGCTTAAAACCTACGACCAACCAGCGTTGCCGGGGCCAGCCCAGAAAGCTCTTCCATCGCCAACCAAACGCCTTGCCTATGACAAGGCTGGAGCGATTGCAAAGCGACGCGCAGACCGTGCTTCCAAGCGCCGTGACGAGATGTTGGACGAGAACGCCAAGAACTATGGCCTTGACCCCAAAGCTCCCGGCTACGAAGCCGCATCCGGTGCTGTCCGCAAAGAGCTGGGCGGTAAGGACTTTGCCTTCAAGAAGGGCGGCAAGGTCAAGTCAATGAAGATGTCTTCTGGTGGATCAACATCACCAGCCTCAAAACGCGCAGATGGCATCGCCACTCGCGGTAAAACACGTTGCAAAATTTGCTAAGGAGCTGACATGAACGACATGATGATGAAGAGAAAACCTCGTGGACTTGAAGATGGTGTTTACACAGAAGACTCCGGCCTCCCTCCTCCACAGGACATCGATGGTGGCTCCGCCCCCAAGCCCAAAAAGCCAAAGAAGTATGCCAAGGGTGGCAGTGTTACTCGCGCCGACGGTTGCATCACCAAAGCCCACACCAAGGGCAAGATGATCAAAATGGCCGGTGGCGGGATGTGCTGACATGTTAGCCAGTCGCGGAATGGGGGCCATTGCCCCCTCCAAGATGCCCAAAGGCAAGCGTAAAGCTCGCCGGGATGACACCGACTTCACGCAGTACGCTGAAGGTGGGCCGGTAGGTTTGTACGCCAACATTCACGCCAAGAAAAAGCGCATTGCCGCTGGTTCTGGTGAGAAAATGCGCAAGCCCGGTTCTGCTGGCGCTCCAACTGCGCAAGCGTTCCGCCAATCAGCCAAAACAGCAAAGTAAACCATGACCACTTCCGGCACCACAGCTTTCAACATGGACCTCACGGAAATCGTAGAGGAAGCGTTTGAACGCGCCGGAGGTGAGTTGCGTACCGGTTATGACTTGCGCACGGCCAGTCGATCTTTGAACCTGATGTTCTCCCAGTGGGCCAACAAGGGTTTAAACATGTTCACCTACGAGCAGGGCTCAATCCCTCTCGTGGCTGGAACTGCAACCTATAACCTTCCGGCTGACACGGTAGACCTTTTGGAGCACGTCATCCGCACTGGCGCGGGAAGTGTGTCCACTCAGGCGGACCTGACCATTACCCGGATCAGTGTCTCAACCTACGCCACAATCCCCAACAAGTTGACCCAAGCTCGCCCAATCCAAGTTTGGATCGAGCGCTTGGACACACCAAGAATCACTGTGTGGCCCGTCCCGGACGACACACAGCCTTACACCTTCGTGTACTGGCGTCTTCGTCGAATTCAAGACGCAGGCACAGGTGTAAACACCATGGACATGCCATTCCGCTTCTACGAAGCTATGACGGCTGGATTGGCTTATCACTTGGCGCTGAAGCTGCCAAACTCCATGGACAGATTGCCGATCCTCAAGCAGCAGTACGACGAGGCTTGGGAGCTTGCCTCTACAGAAGACCGAGAGAAGGCTGCCGCACGCTTCGTGCCTCGTCGAATGTTCATCGGGGGGTACTGATGCCCAACCGGTTTGCTTCAGGCCGCATAGCGATTGCCGAGTGCGACAGGTGTGGTCAGCAGTACCAGCTTAAGAAGTTGCGCACGGAGATCATCAAGCAGCGCAGGTATGAGTTGCTGGTGTGTCCAGAGTGCTGGGACCCGGATCATCCTCAGTTGATGCTCGGCACGTTCCCGGTGGATGACCCACAGGCCCTGCGTAACTCACGGCGCGACACAACGTATTTTGTGTCTGGCTTGAACGTCAATGGGAATGTCTCTGGGGGGTCTCGGGACATCCAGTGGGGCTGGGCACCCGTAGGCGGTTCACGCTTGTTTGATGACGCGCTGACGCCAAACGACTTGGTGGCAGCAGGGTTTGTTGGTACAGTTACAGTTCAAACGACATAAGGAGCCCATGATGGCTACATTCAGCAAAAAGATGATGGGCAAAGAAGTTGGCTCCGCCAGCGTTTATGCCAAGCCCCACACCATGTCGGGCAAGGTTGTGAAGGCCCAAACCAACCCCGGCAAAGAGCCAAACCACAGCCGTGTGGACACCGTGGACATGAGCGTTGGCACGTTCAGCAACAAGCCTGACGGCAAGCCCACCAAGACCAGCGGCATCAAAATCCGTGGTACTGGCGCAGCCACCAAAGGCACCATGGCCCGAGGCCCAATGGCATAAGACATGAACTACGTCGAGCTTCAAGAAAACATCGCTCGAATCTGTGAAAACGAGTTCACAGAGGAGGAGTACGCGCTCTTCACGAAGCAGGCGGAGCAGCGCATCTACAACACGGTGCAGCTTGCCAACTTGCGCAAGAACGTCACCGGGTCGATCACTGCGTCAAACCAGTATTTGCAAGCCCCCTCGGACTTCCTGTCGGTGTACTCGCTGGCCGTGTACCCGGTGGCCGGTGGTGCGTATGAGTTCTTGCTGAACAAGGATGTCAACTTCATCCGTCAGGCGTACCCCAATCCGGCGACCACAGGCAAGCCAAAGCACTACGCCATCTTCGGGCCACGCTCGGACGATGTGAACGAGCTGAGCTTCATCCTTGGCCCAACACCAAATGCTGCTTACAATGTAGAACTTCATTACTACTATGTGCCGGAGTCCATCGTGACTGCGGGTGATACGTGGCTGGGTGAGAACTTTGACTCCGCGCTGCTCAACGGTGCTTTGGTCGAAGCAATCCGGTACATGAAGGGTGAAGAGCAGATGGTCAAGCTGTACCAAGATATGTATCTTCAGTCGATTGCACTGCTCAAGAACTTGGGTGACGGCAAACAGCGCGGAGACGCGTACCGGGATGGGCAAGTGCGCATCCAAGTCAATTAACAGGAGGCTACGTGAAGCACGGCGTCATTTATGTAGCAACAAACACCGAAACGGGCAAGCAGTATGTTGGCCTTACTACGGTTGGTGTTGCACGGCGCTGGGCAAATCATGTGACTTACTCTCGTTCGCCAAAAACACACTTTCACAGAGCAATTGCAAAATACGGAGCGTCCACATTTTGTGTGGAGGAGTATGCCAGCGCAGTCAAAAAAGAAGTCTTGGCGCAATTGGAAAAAGACATCATCTTGCAGCTTGCGCCAGCATACAACCAGACCAACGGGGGCGAGGTTACTTTTGGCCGAAAGTACGATGACGCCACGAAAGAGCAGATTCGCTTAAGTAACATTGGGAAAAAACGAACTGCTGAGCAGCGGGAAAGAAATAGGCAGCAAAAGCTGGAGTGGTTTGCAAAAAACCCAGAGCAAAAAGCAGTTGCTGCAAAACAGTTAGCGGAAGCCCGATTGCTGATAGACGAAGAAAAACGCAAGAAGGCTGTTGGCGACTCCGCCAGAAATAGAGTATGGTCGGAAGAATCCAAGGCAAAGCTGAGTGCTGCGTGCATGGGTCGGCGTTATGGGCAGGAAATTATTTCCAGAATGGCCGAATCCAAAAAGAGAAAAATTCAATGCGACACAACAGGAGTTGTGTACTCTTGCAGAACTGAGGCTGCCAAACAAACCGGAATTTCTCAAAGATCAATCCAACGGGTTTGCGGCGGTGAGTACCCTTCCGTTAAGGGTCTAAAATTTTCTTACGTAGGATAAACACATGATCACACAAGCTCTTTGTTCCTCGTTCAAACAGCAGATTCTGCTGGGCGAGCACGATCTCGACACGGACGTCATCAAGTTGGCCCTGTACACCAGTGCAGCCACTTTGAGCGCGGCCACAACAGCCTATTCCACTTCCGACGAGGTGGTGGGCACTGGCTACACCGCAGGTGGCAACACGCTGACCGGGGCAACAGTCTCCCTGTCCGGCACGACCGCCTACGTGGACTTCTCGGACACCACATGGTCAACTGCGACCATTACTGCTCGCGGCGCGTTGATGTACAACAGCAGCAAGTCCAACAAGGCCATTGCGGTTCTGGACTTCGGCGCTGACAAAACGTCCACTGCCGGTGACTTTACGGTCCAGTTCCCAACCAACGACGCCTCCTCGGCAATCGTGCGGATTGCTTGACGGTGCGTAGGTGGCCAATGCAATCGTAGCCTTTGAAGGATGGGGTGCTTCCGGCGTAGGCTGGGGCTCCCAAGGCTGGGGTGTTGGTCACACAGACGTAACCGCCACTGGTGCGGTTGGCTCTGTCACGGTTACTGCCGGGGCGACAGTTTCTGTTACGGGCGTTCAGGCAACCGGCGCAGTCGGCACTGTTTCGGTTGTTGCTTCGGCCAACGTCTTCCCGACCGGGGTACAGGCTACCGGAGAAGTCGGAACCGTCACGGTAACCGGCACAGCCAATGTATTCCCCACGGGCGTACAGGCCACGGGCGAAGTCGGCACCGTTACCGTTGCAGCCAGCGCGGTTGTGCAGGTCACAGGCGTCCAAGCTACCGGTCAGACAGGCACAGTCACCGTCACGGGCACCGCCAACGTATTCCCCACTGGAGTTCAAGCCACAGGCCAAATCGGCACAGCCACGGTCAGTGCTGACGCCAACGTCCCGGTTACGGGCGTAGAAGCCACTGGAGCTGTCGGCACAGTTACGGTTGCCGCCGGAGCCACTGCGGTGGTGTCTGGCGTTCAGGCCACGGGTCAGATCGGCACAGTCACGGTAACCGGCACGGGCGTCATTGACGTCACGGGCGTAGAGGCCACCGGGGAGATCGGCACCGTCACGATTCTCCTGTCCATCATTGTCCCCGTCACTGGGGTGCAGGCAGAAGGCCAGATTGGCAGCGTAGCGGTGGTTGGTGGTGCAACAGTGCTGGTCACAGGCGTGTACGCTGTGGGCTACGTGGGCTCGGTGAACGTCTGGGGCCTGATCAACGACATCCAAGACGCCGACTGGGGCGTGATTGGCGACACCCAAACAGCCAACTGGACAACAATCAGTGACACCCAGTCTCCAAACTGGCAAAATGTGAATGACGCTCAATCACCCGGCTGGGCGCAGGTCGGGACAACGCAATCTCCGGATTGGCAGCAGATCGCTGCGTAAGGAAAATCATGGCAAGCTCATACACCTCTCTTCTCGGCCTCGTGCTCCCAGTAACTGGCGAATTGTCAGGAAACTGGGGTGACATATGGAACGACTCCGGAACGTCGTTGATCGACGCAGCCATCTCGGGCACAACCTCCCTGACGACCGATGCGGATGTCACGCTGACCACCACGGACGGCGTAGCCAACGAAGCGCGTCAGGCCATCATCCTGTGGAACCCGGCATCGGGCACAGTGACTCGCAACATCACGGCTCCTGCGCGGTCCAAGATTTACACCGTCATCAACGCCTCGGGCGGCACACAGTCCATCGTGTTCCGTGGCGCAGGCCCAACAACCGGTGTGACCATCATCAAGGGCGAATCTGCTGTTGTTGCATGGAACGGCTCTGACTTCATCAAGATCAGCAACACTGGCGGTGGCGGCTCGTTCACCAACGTCACCATCTCCGGCACGACCACGCTGTCCGGCCTGACTGCATCGACCGCTCTGGCGCTGAACTCCAGCAAAGAAGTGGTGAGTGTGACAAACACCGGTACAGGCAACAACGTCCTGTCGGCTTCGCCCACCCTGACCGGGACCCTCGCGGCAGCGGCAGCCACCTTCTCGGGCGCAGTGACTCTGGGTGACGCAGCGGCGGACAACATCACCGTAAACGGCACCGTCACATCCAACCTGATCTTCACGGATAACACCTACGACATTGGCGCATCGGGTGCTACACGGCCCCGTAACCTGTTCTTGGCGGGTAATGCCACTGTGGGCGGCAACATCGTTTTGACCGGCTCTCTTGACCTAACCAACCTTGAAGTGACCAACATCAAGGCCAAGGACGGCACAGCCGGGATGCAGATTGCAGATTCCACTGGTGTGGTGTCTTTCACTGCCAACCCAGTCATGTCCGGCGGCACAGCCAACGGCGTGGCCTACCTCAACGGCTCCAAAGTCCTGACCACGGGGAGTGCGCTGACGTTTGATGGGACGAATTTGGGTGTTGGGACGAGTTCGCCTTTGTCTTTGTTCAACATTTACGGAAGCAACACAACTGTTTATACAGGCTCTGGAAGCACTACATCTCCAATTGATGATGCCGTTACTTTATTTGTCAGAAACTCAAGTAACACCAGCGGCACGATGGCGATGCTTCAACTGTCGCCGACTTCATCGACTGGAGTTACGCAACACGCTTATATCGGCTCTGTAAGCGTTGGTGGTCAGTTTGCACCTGCCATTGTGATCGGGCAGCGAACTGGATCAGCAACATGGGCAGAACGCATGCGAATCTCATCCGCTGGCGGCTTGTCCATCGGCACCACAACAGACGCTGGCGCTGGTGGTTTAAACATCACGGGCAATGCAGTTCTCGGCGACGCCTCTACCGACACTGTGCAAGTGAACGGGTATATGGGGGTGGGTGGTGCTGCCACAAGCAACGTGGGTCTTTACCTCACAAATACAATTTCCACTGGAAATATACAGTACGGGATTGCTGCTGCTCCTGTGGGAAATGGGACTAATCAGATCAATGGTATTTGGTCTGGGCCAGCAACAGCGGCTTCGTCGTTTACTGCCGGGACAGTTGCCGCAATTAGAGCTGCTAATGCAACAAAAGGCGCTGGCAGCACCATCACTAATTTGTATGGTTTGGTCGTTGAAGACCAGACCCAAGGCACAAACAACTACGGCATCACCAGCCTTGTCTCCTCCGGCACGAACAAGTGGAACATCTACGCCAGCGGGACAGCGCAGAACTATTTTGCTGGTGACGTGGGTATTGGGACGAGTACTTCACTTAACGCCTCCGTAAATACTTCTGTATCTACAACCAAAGCTGGTTATTCTGTACATTCGTCTGGTGGTTCTGGAGCAACTACTGGCTTGATGTTTAGCAATACAGGCAGTTACGGGTTTATTGATTATGACCCTAGCAGCAGTTCCGGGGTTAGGTTTTCTGCTTTTGGGCCGTTACGGTTTGGTAGCAACACAAACGCGGCTTACGGCTCCTCCACGTTTACGGAAGCCATGCGCATCACGGGCGGTAACGTGGGCATTGGGACGAGTTCGCCCGCTTATAGGCTGGATGTAGTGGAAAGTGCTGACAGTGAAGTAAGTTTGCGAGTAAGCAACCAAAACACCGGAGCGAATTCGATTGCGTCTCTTTATCTGCAAGGGCAGGGTAATAACTTTTACATCCGCAACTATGGGGATGGAGCAGCTAGCGCCAACCGAACAGACTTTATTTCGACCGCAGGCAGTTCTTACTTTACGTTTTCACCCACCAGCGCCGAAGCCATGCGCATCACGAGCGCAGGCAACGTGGGTATTGGGACGAGTTCGCCTGTTGGCAACCTTGATGTGGCTGGCACTACTCCAACCCTCAACATTCGGGACACACAAAGTAAGGTGTCATGGGCTGCTGGCGATATTGTTGCAACATTGGACTTTTACTCAAACGACACCAGCGGTGTTGGGGCGCAAGCAGTAAGCCGCATTCGGTCTGTTGCCGACACAGCATCTGCCGCGACAAGCGGAGCGTTGGCTTTCTGGACAGCGGCAGCAGGTGCAGCAGCAACCGAGAAGCTCCGCATCACCAGCGCAGGCAACGTGGGTATTGGGATCACTACACCTACTTACGCGCTTGACGTGGTTGGTGACATCCAAGCCCAAGGTCGCTTATTGGTAACGGCTGCTGCGCCTGAGTTGTTGCTCTCTGTGCCCTCTGGTGGCCTTGACAGCCGAATCTACAACGATGGTAGCGGCAACCTTATCTTCGGCAACGGAACAAACTCGGCAACACCCACCGAACGGATGCGTATCGACTCCTCCGGCAACGTGGGTATTGGCGTCATTCCAACTGTCGTTACTCACGGCCCACATCTGGAGGTTGGTAGCACTCGCGGAACAGTCTCTATTGGTACAGGTTACATTGAAGACAACGGCACAACACAGTTCTTTAACGGAGCACGTCCGTTGGCGTTTGGTGTTTCTGACACAGAGCGCATGCGCCTTGACGCCTCCGGCAACCTCGGTATTGGGACGAGTTCGCCACGCTCATTGCTTAACCCAAGCGGCTCTGGCTCTACTGGCGCGGTCTTGACGCTTGAAAACTCCAACACGGCGCTGACGACCGGGAACGTCATCGGTGAAATTGACTTCTACGCCAACGATCCCTCTGCCAACGGTACAGGCGCGAAGGCAAAGATTGTCAGCGTGATTGAGAATTCTGCTGGAAATTTGGTTGGCCTGACCTTTGCGACATCAGACAGCACCAGTGCGACAGGCGTAGAACGCATGCGCATTGACTCCTCCGGCAACCTCGGCTTGGGAGTTACTCCGAGTGCTTGGGGGTCTACAAGTACAGCCCTGCAAAACCGCAACGCATCATTCTGGGCAACCAGTGCAGCGGCGTACCTTGGGTACAACTACTTCTTTGACGGCTCTGCACGCAAATACATCGCTTCCAGCTTTGCAACCGAATACACGCAGTTGAACGGTCAACATATCTGGTACACCGCCCCCTCCGGCACAGCAGGTAACGCTATCACCTTCACTCAGGCGATGACGCTGGATGCGAGTGGGAATTTGGGTATTGGGACGAATTCTCCTGCCGTAAAGCTAGATGTGTCTGGTCAAATCCGAGCCAGCACAGGTATTCTGTTTGGTACTGACACCGCCGCAGCAAATGCGCTGGATGACTACGAGGAGGGGACGTTTACTCCAACGATTATTGGCACGACAACGGCTGGGACGGGGACATATTCGTCTCAAGTTGGCAGATACACGAAGATTGGCAACAGGGTTTATTTCTCTGTGGCGATTACTTGGTCTGCCCACACGGGAACTGGAAACATGAAGATTTCAGGTCTACCGTTTACGTCAGTAAATACGGCTAGCGGCTTTAACTTTTTAGCGGTTGGAGCGAACAACTTGACATACACGTCTCAGTTGACGGCGTTTGTTGATGTAAACGCCACGACAGCATCTATGGCAACATTTGCATCTGCTGGTGCGCTAACTTCGCTTGCCATTGACACGGCGGCGACTGTCTACGTCTCAGGACACTACGAAGTTTAATCAATTACCCCGGCTGGATTGCCGGGGCTGACCTTGAAAGGAAATGAAAATGTCTCTCGAAAAACAAACCGTCGTTGACAAGATCGAAGTGATCGAAAACGGCTCAGTGCAAATTCGCACTGCAACACGCATCGTGGAGGACGGCAGCGTTCTGTCCACCTCGTATCATCGCCATGTGGTAACACCGGGGCAGGATTACAGCCAAGAGGACGCTCGCGTTCAGGCCATCTGCGCCGCCACCCACACCGCCGAAGTCATCGCCGCATACCAAGCAGCACAAACACAGGAGTAAATTATGAACATCACTTGGACAATCACACAATGCGACCGTCTGACCTCGGACGACTTCATCACCACAGCACACTGGACTGCCAGTGCAACTGATGGCGACTACACCGCGCAACCGATTTACTCCACCTGCTCATGGCAAGCTGGCACTCCCACCATTCCCTACGCTGATGTCACCGAGGCAGAAGTGCTGGACTGGTGCTGGACATCTGGTGTGGACAAGGACGCTACAGAAGCTGCTCTGGCTCAGAACATTGCCTTGCAGAAAAACCCCGTGACCGCCACTGGCGTGCCATGGGCACCTGCGGCATAATCACGTTCATGGGGTTTCGTGCGGCCCCTTTACCGCACTGCTTTGGAGAAACAAATGAACGAGCAAAACATTTCCCTGTCCTTGGGTTTGGTCAACGGCATTCTGCAATACTTGGGCACCCGCCCTTACGCAGAGGTCACCAGTTTGATCCAAGCCATTCAGGAGCAAGCCATCCCGCAGGTGCAAGTACCCAAGGAGGCCATGCCTGAAGAAGCTGCCGCAGGCGGCACGGACTAAGATGCGAGACTGGCTGTTGTCGTTCATAGCGGCAGCGGCCCTTGTGTCAGGGGTTGTCTTGCTAGTCAGGGCAACCCTTTTTTATTGGATTTGAAATATGTTGGCAGAGATTGCGGCAGCAAATGCAGCCTTCGCAGTTATCAAGGGCGCTCTGGCCAACGGCAAGGAGCTGCACCAGCTTGGTAGCCGGGTCTTTGACTACTTCGACAACAAAGCCAAGATTCAGGAAAAAGCCACCCAGAAGGGTGGTGGCTCCGATCTTGAGGAGTTCATGGCGCTTGAGCAGCTCAAGCAGCAGGAAGAAGAACTCCGAGAGCGCATGGTCTACGCTGGCCGTCCGGGCATGTGGAACGACTGGGTGAATTTCCAAGCAGCCGCAGCCCGGCGCAGGCGTGAGGCGCAAGAAGCAGCCAAGCGCGAGAGGATTCGCAGGGCAGAGCGAGCAGCCCAGTTGACCGAGTACATTGCCATTGGCATGGCCTCCGTGATCTTGGCTGGACTGCTGATTTACGGACTTGTCATCTACATCAAGTACATCCGATGAGCGACGAAAAACTCAACGCCAACTCCACCCTCGACAAGGTGCTCGGGTATGTGGACTCGCCGTTCAAGCTGTTTGCCATCCTCATCATGGGCATCGTGGCCTTTGCCGGGTACTTCCTGTGGCAGAACCAAGACTTCATGAGGGACGCTTACAAGGAGTCCAAGAAGCTGCCGGAGATCAACACGTCCCGCACGGACGATGCCAGCGCCATGCTGTTCAAGCAGACTGGTGCAGCCGTGGTGGCAATCTTCAAGGTCAACCCGCTGTTCAACTCCCGGGTGCTGTACAAAGCGTACACCAAGGACGGAAGGGATAAGAGCATCGAGGACATTGACGTGGGCCTGTTCAGCCAGAACTCAGCCAACAACGCAGACGTGGTCAAGCTGATGACCAACGAGATTCCGTGCTCTGAGTACCGCTACGCACAGTCTGAGGTGGGGCTGTGGTACATCGAGAAGGGTGTGACCTTCACCTGCCGAGTCAGTGTTCCGCCAGACAGTCCGAGGTTTGTGGGTCAGATTACGGTTGGCTGGACACAGCCCCCGGAAGACTTACAGCAAACCAAATTCATGCTGGAGATCGCCAGCGCCATGTTAACCAAAAGGGGAAATTGAATGGATTGGCTTAAACAAATTGCACCCACCATCGCCACGGCTCTTGGTGGCCCACTGGCAGGCATGGCAGTCTCAGCCATCTCAAAGGCAGTTGGCGTAGAGCCTGACCAAGTTCAGGACATGATTGCCAACAACAAGCTGTCTGCTGAGCAGATCGCACAGGTCAAGATCGCAGAGATCGAGCTCCAGAAGCAAGCCCAAGAGCTGGGCCTGAACTTTGCCAAGCTGGAGGTCGAGGACAGGAAGTCAGCACGAGAGATGCAAGCCACTACCCGGTCAATGATGCCTCCTATCTTGGCTGGCGCTGTGACCATCGGCTTCTTTGGCATCATGGTCATGATGTTCTTTAACCAGATTGACAGCAACAATCCGGCCATCCTGATGATGCTTGGTAGCCTTGGCACGGCTTGGACCGGCATCATCGCCTACTACTTCGGCTCCAGCGCAGGATCGCAGGCCAAAACCGACTTACTCTCAAAAGCAGGACCAGTGAAATGAAACAGAACTTTGACGCAGCACTGAAGGCCATCCTCCACCATGAGGGCGGCTTTGTAAATCACCCATCCGACCCGGGCGGCATGACCAATCTGGGCGTGACCAAGAAGGTCTGGGAGGAGTGGGTAGGCCACGAGGTGGACGAAAAGGCCATGCGTGCGCTGACACCCGAGCTGGTGGGCCCGATGTACAAGGCCAAATACTGGGACAAGATCAAGGGCGACGACCTGCCTGAAGGCGTGGATTACGCCGTCTTCGACGCTGCTGTGAACTCCGGCCCCGGGCGTGCTGCCAAGTGGCTCCAAGCCTGCGTAGGTGTTGAGCCTGACGGCGGTATCGGCCCCAAGACGTTGGCTGCCGTGGCTGCATTCGACCCCAAAGAGCTGGTGGAGGACTACGCCAAGCGCCGCCTGTCCTTCTTGATGGATTTGCCTCATTGGGGTACATTCGGTAAGGGCTGGGGCCGCCGCGTGGCGGAAGTGCAAAATACCGCCTCATCCATGACCGCATGAGGTAAACCGTGCCACTCAAGAAAATACTGATCCGTCCCGGAGTTGCCCGGGAAAACACCAGATACCTGTCCGAGAACGTCGGCCCAACGGGTGTAAACGGCTCGTATGCTGCGGGTTGGTACGACTGCGACAAGATTCGCTTTCGCTCCGGCTCGGCTGAAAAATTGGGTGGCTGGGCACCGTACTCCACCAGCTACTACCTTGGCATCTGTCGGTCTCTGAACAACTGGGTGACGCTGGGTGGCAACAAGCTGCTGGGCGTGGGCACCAACCTGAAGTTCTACGTGAACCAAGGCGGTAGCTACTATGACATCACCCCGCTGCGCGACACAGAGACCCTGACCAATCCGTTTGAGACCACCTCCGGCTCTCCCCTTGTGGTGGTGAATGACGCAGCAGGAGGCTACACGGACGGTGACTTCGTGACTTTCAGTGGGGCCACTGCCGTGGGCGGCTTGGACCTGAACGGCGAGTACCAGATTACCACCAACACGTCCGGTGAGTACAGCATCACCGCTTCGAGCAATGCCTCGTCTACGGCCACTGGCGGCGGAACCGTCACTGCGGCTTACCAGCTCAACGTCGGCCCCGCTGTGGTCGTTCCCTTGACCGGCTGGGGCGCAGGTGCTTGGGGCACTGGCGCATGGGGTGTGGGAAGCGCATCGACCGACTCTCTGCGTATCTGGAGCCAGAGCAACTTCGGTGAAGACTTGGTGTACTGCCCTCGCGGCGGTGGTTTGTATTACTGGGATGCCTCCGGCGGGGTGTCTGGCAACCGTGGTGTAAACGTGACCAGCATGGCTGGGGCCTCGGATGTTCCGACCAAGGTCAACATCACCTACGTGTCTGACATCAGCCGCTTTGTGTTCGCCTTCGGCTGCACCGATCTCAGCTCGGCTGTGCTGGACCCCATGCTGATTCGTTGGTCCGATCAGGAGAGCGTGGTGGACTGGACCCCCTCGGCGCTCAACCAAGCGGGCAGCCTGCGCCTGTCGCAGGGCTCCGAGATCGTCTCCAAGATTCAGTCTCGAGAAGAATTGCTGGTCTGGACGGATGCAGCCCTGTACTCGCTTCAGTACTTGGGCGCTCCTGAGGGCTGGGGTGCAAAGCTGGTGGGCGAGAACATCTCCATCGCAGGTCCGAACTCGGTGGCCCTTGCCTCGGGCATCTCTTACTGGATGGGCGTGGACAAGTTCTACAAGTACGACGGTCGCACCCAGACACTGCGCTGCGATTTGCGCCAATACATCTTCAGCGACATCAACACCGCGCAGATGGAGCAGGTGGTCTGCGGCACAAACGAAGGCTTCAATGAGGTGTGGTGGTTCTACTGCTCGGCCAACTCTGTGGTGCTGGATCGGTACGCCATCTACAACTACTTGGAAGACATCTGGTACTACGGCAACATGGGCCGCACGGCTTGGCTGGACTCCGGCTTGGAGGATGGCCCTGTGGCTGCCACCTACGTCAACAACTTGGTCAGCCATGAAGTCGGAAACGATGACAACATGGAAGGCACCCCTGTTGCCATGGAGTCGTTCATCACCTCCGCTGAATTTGACTTGGACGACGGCCACAAGTTCTCCTTTATCTGGAGGATGCTGCCGGACGTGACGTTCCGTGGCTCAAGCGCAGAGAACCCAGCCATCGTGATGTCGCTGCTGCCGCTCAAGAACTCCGGCTCGGGCTACACAACCCCAGCCTCGGTGGGCGGCTCCAACAGCGCCTCTGTCACGCGCACGGTCAACTTGCCGGTGGAGCAGTTCACGGGTCAGGTTTACACGCGCATCCGGGCTCGCCAGATGGCTATGCGAATCTCCAGCACTGCGCTGGGTGTGGCTTGGCAGTTGGGCGCTCCTCGCCTCGACATCAGAGCTGACGGATCACGGTAAATGTCACGCCTTCAAAAAGCTCCACCACCAGCACTGCCTTACGCAGTGCCTTCGTACACACCCACGTACATCGACCAGCTCCTCAAGGTGCTGCGTCTGTACTTTAGCCGCGTGTCGGATGTGCTCAACGCAATCATCGGTGTAAACGGCGGTCAGTACGTGGACTGCCCCAACGGCTTGTTCTTCAACACCGCAGACCAGACCATCCCTGTGGCGAACACTGCGTATCCCGTGGTGTACAACCAGACGTACTTGAACAATGCGGTCAGCTTGAGCACCACCAGCCGGATTCTGATTACCATTGGCGGCATCTACAACTTCCAGTACACCGGCCAGCTTGAGAGCACCAACAACAGCTCCAAGAACGTGTTCCTGTGGATTCGCAGGAACGGCACGGACATTGGAATCTCCACCCGGGCGTACAGCCTTTCGGGTTCTGGGACCTATGCCCCCATCGCGTACTCGTTTGATATCGACATGCAGGTGGGGCAGTACTTAGAGTTGATGGTATCTGCGTCTGACGCAACGGTGCAGCTTGCAGCCGAGACCGCATCAGCCCCTCATCCGGGTATCCCGTCCTCGGTTATGACGGTAAACTTCGTGGCACCGCTGCCCGACATCCTCCCAATTGCCCCGTAAGGACAAGACATGACGCCAGAAGTTATAGACATGCTGAAAAGACAGGGTCTTGTTGAGGATCGTGATCAGCCAATCATGCAATTTGATGATGGTGGCAGCGTTGGTGATTCTGGTGACGGCGGAACGGGTGCCGCTTCTTCCGCTACGGGTGACTCTTCGGGAGCGGGTGCTGCTGGTACTGGCAATGGAACTGGAGACTCGGCCCCCGGCATTGGTGACGTTGGTGTTGGTGTTGGCGAGGTTGGGGCTGCTTCGCCGGGTGCTGGTGGGACTCCTGCGGGGCCGGGTGATCCGGGCATCAGTGGCGACTCTGGGTTTTCCACCTCAGAAACAGACCCTGCGCAAACGGCGCTTGCCAGCTTACAGGCCGAGCTTGGTATTTCCCCTGCCGAAGCTGCAATGATGGGGCAGTCAAACGCAACAGGAAGCAACGTAGCCACCAACGGCATGACCATGGCCGAACTGTCTCTTATGGCGGCAAATGGTCTCGGGAATGCAGATATTTCGTCAAATCAAACCGTCAACCAAGCTCTTGCTTCCATGGCGGTTCACTCTGGGTTGAACAACAACATTGGACAAATCATGGGGGCCATTGGAGGCCCCGCGATTGGCGCAATTGCCACTGCCGCAAACGCTATTGCACAAGGCCACTCTGTCTCATCTGTTGTGGGACAGATAGCGGCCTCCATCGTTGGCACTGCGTTGTCGAATGCAACTGGTGTAGCCATCAGCGCCAATACGGTAAGCGCAATTGCCAACGGCCAAATCGGTCAGGCAGCAATGGGGTTGGCAATCGGTCAGGTTGCGCAAGCTACTGGCTTGAGTGTTAATACAGTAACCGCAGCGTTGAGTGGTAACTTGGGTGGGGCTGTTGCAAACGCCGTCACTGGCGCGGTTGTTGGCGCTGCTGCTCAGTCGATGTCTGCTGGGCCACTAGGGGGCATGGCGTTGGGGACCATGGCAAGCCTTAGCGGCATGCCAGCAAGTATTGCAAACTCAGTAAATCAAAGTGCGATTGGGCAGGCTGTCAACGGCGTAACAAGCTCACTTTCATCTGCGATTGCGTCTTCTGGGATTGGTGTTTCAGGAAATGCGTCCGCAGGAATCAGCACACCAGCAGGTGCGGCTGCAATTGCCGATGCTGTCTCGCGTGCCGAGAATCCCCCTGAAAGGAAAGTTTTTGGAATAAGTCTTGGAACAAGCACACCAAAATCACAAAGCCAATTGTTGATGGAGGCGGTAAAAAACGGAAAACTACCCGCCGCCGCAGAAAATGTTCCGCAGGCTCCTGTCGCGCCATCCAACAAGAAGAGCTACTGGGATGGCCTGTACTCTGACTTGGGCTCGGAATTCAGCAAACCACCAGAGCGCCCAGCAAACAACATCCCTGCCGAGACAAAAGAAAACCAAGCAACAGCCATGGCTTTGCTTGACGCCGGAAAAGAATACGAGCGTCTGTTCGGCAGTCTGACCCCGAGTGCCGCTGAGGCAATTGTCTCGTCCACCGACCCATTGAAATACGTTGACAGCCTCTACACATCAGAGTCGGAGGCAAAAAATATATGGGATGACGCAGGCCTTGGAGAGTCGGCCACTGAACAGCAATTGCGACAGATAATTGGGCTACCCGAAACCAAGGCTGGCGAATTAACAACCAAGCTAAAAGACTCCGTATCAACTTTGAGCGAAAGCCAAAAACAAGAAGCTCTTAGCTTGGTTGGCTCTGGCAAGCTAACCATTGAAGACGCCGCAGACAATAGGCCAATTGACTGGGCGTATGAAAATGATTTGGGTGAAATTGTCATTACGGGTAAAAAAGACCCCGGATGGGAACACTCGAGAGATGACAGCGGTTACACGCTCATGTGGAACAAGGACAAGGGCCTTATCCAGCTTTATGACGAAAACGACGAGCTCATCAAAAGCTTAACCGACCAGTTCAAATATGACAAAAACGGCAATGTCGTTGGGCGGGGCTTGGATTACTACCTGTCTGCTGCGTCGGACAGCATCATGCGGTCCTCTTCCCAGACTGCCTCACTGCTTGCCGATGTCTTGCCAGCCATGGCCGCAAAGGCGGTAGGGAACGAAGATTACTTCAAGAAGCAAATGGCCGAAGCTCAGGCCACAATGAAGCAGATCAACATAAAGTACCCTGCTCGTGTTGCGTCGTACAAAAACGTCAACGACCTAAGCAGTGCTGCCACCTACGTTTTGGAATCCGTAATGGAGGGCGTGGTGACAACTGCGCCTTCTTTGCTCATGGGTGGGGCTGCTGGCGTGGCTGCTCGCGCTTCGGCAAAAGCGGCAATGGACGCAGCCATCAAAAAGGAATTGGCAGTACAAGCATCCAAAGGAGTTTTTGGGGCTGAAGCAATTGCAGCGGCGCAAGCTGCTGCAAGCACTGCCGGTTTGGCGGTGGCTGCAAAATTTACGACACCAGCCATCTTGGCTGCAAGCGCCTCACAGAACGTCCCTGAAGTTTTCAAGAACGTCTATGACGCAAAAAGCGGCAAGGTGGATTTGAAGGACTTGGCAATATCAACCGTCGTTGGCGGGTTTAATGCGGCGCTTGACTCCGTTCTTCCGTCGGCCATCGTAGACCGATTAAATTTGTCGAAGATTCCGGTCGAGCAGGTGATTGGGGCTTGGTATAAAAATGCCGCCAAAGAGGCTGGAAGCGCTTTTGTAAAAGAAGGCGGGACCGAAATTCTCCAAGAGATGAGCAGCGCTGCGGCTGAATCTTTTCTTGCGGAAAACAAAGACTTCTTCACCAAGCAAAATCTGGACAGGTTTATTGATGCCGGTTTGAAGGGTGGCCTTGGCGGGTCCGCAGTTTCTACCGCTTTTGTGCTTGGCAAAGACGCAAAAGGCGCACTCAGTGGGGACGCCATTCGGCAGCAGGGTTTGGACGAAACAACGCCAGCGGAGTACTTGGCCGCAAGCAAAATGTTTGCCGACTCTGGATTCAAGGCCAGTGCCGCCGACATTTCTGCCGTGACTGGCGGAAAGGCTGAGCTGCTAAACCCGGCGTTGGCTTCAGAAATCCAAAAATACATGGACCCCCGTGTGGTTGCGGAGGATGAGGTTCGGCAGGCGCTTATTGATATTGGGTACGTCAACCCAACAAAGCAAGAGATTGATTCGTTTGTTGGACAAAAAGACGAGGTATCAACCTTAAAAGCACTGGAGGCGCAATACGACCCGCTGGCTACCACTGCGGAAGAGGCCGCGCAAATGATGCGCGACTTGGGGTACACCAACCTCACCGCCGACGAAGCCAAATCCCTTGCTGGAAAAATTAAAGAGGCGGACGCAAAGAAAAAGATCGAAGACTACATTGCGCCCCGCCAAGTGACACGCGCAGAAGCTGAGCAGTTTTTCAAAGACGTTGGATACAAGCCAAACAAAGAAGAGCTGGATCAGTTTGTGCGCCAAGGCGCAAACATCAAGCAGGACGCCGTTAAGTCCGAAGTTGGAACGTATGCAAACGCACGCACGGTGACAGAGCAGGAAGCCAAAGACGCTTACGCTGCGCTTGGCCTGAAAAATCCCACAAAGGCTGACATTGACAAGTTGGTTGGTCAGTACGACCAGACTGGCTTGACTGGCAAGGCCACAGAGAACTTGGATGCCGCACGGTACAACTCCATCATTGACCAGCTTGGCTCCATTACTAACGTCACTCCGGCAGATGTAACGACTGCGATCTCTGACTACATGAAGGCCAATCCCGGACTGTCAAAGACCGATGTGGAAACCGCCATATCCACCTACATGAAGGCCAATCCCGGTCTGACCAAGACCGATCTGAGCACCGCCATCTCTACGGCGACGAAGGACTTCGCCACCAAGAAGGACATTGAGAAGGCGATCTCAAACATCAAGTTCCCAGCAGGCATCACCAAAGAGGATGTCACCAAGTCCATCACGGATTACATGACGGCCAACCCCGGCCTGTCCGCAGCAGACGTCACAAAGTCCATCACCGACTACATGACGGCAAATCCCGGCCTTACCCCAGCGGACTTGGATACAGCCATCTCCGCTGCCACCAAAGACTTGGCGACGACGGAGCAGGTTGGTGCTGTGCAAACGGATGTCGATGCTCTGGAGAAGCTGATTGGCTCTCCCGGTGGGGCAGATGCCGAGGCTACCGGCATCATCGGTCAGCTTGAGGCCATGGGTCTGACGGACACTCAAATCTTGGGGGTGATTGGCAGCCCAGCCACCAAAACCACTCCTGCAACAGGCTTGTACAAAGCAGCCGACGATGCGGCAGCGCGAGGTGAGGATGCTGCTGCGTCTGTTCAAAAAGAATTGACGGGCCTTGTCGGTGCTCCCTCTGTCAAGGATGACCCAGCAACACTGAACATCAATGAGGCGAAAGAAGCGACTGGAATCTACAAGACGCTGGAGTCTTCACAAAAAGAAACCACTGGCGCAATTGACACGCTGTCCAAGGACGTACAAGACAAGTACAACGCACTCACAGAGGGTCAAAAGGACCTTGCTGACGCCATGGCGGATATGGGTTTGGACTTTGCGTCAGCCATTGACTTGGCCGCTAAGCAGACGCAAGAGCAAATCACTGGCCTTGGCGAACAGGTAGATGCTCGAATTGATGAGTTGGTGAAGCAGGGTGATACCTACCAAGAGGCCACGCAGAAAGCTATCGGCGAGCTCAACACCCAGAACCAGCAGCTTCAGGGCTTGGTTGGCACTCAGGGACGGCAAGCCACTCAAGCGGACATCGACGCGCTCAACCAGATGCTCGGCGGTCAGCGGAGCATGGACCTGACCTACGACGTGACTGGCGACAAGCAAATCACTCAGGCAGACATCGACTTCCTGACTCAGGTGGTCAGCGGTGTAAACACAGACTGGCGTGCTCCGGTCGGCTCCGCCTTTGGGCCCACTGGTCTGTACGGCCAACTGGCAACCAACGAAGCTCAGCGTCAGGCGGACCTGAAGGCGCAACTGGCCCGGGAAGAAGAGGCCAAAAAAGCAGAAGCCGAGCGCCAAAGACTGGCAGCAGAAGAAGCTGCTCGTCAGGGCAAGATCGCAAATGTGCGCGGGGTTGTGGCGCAGGGGCAGCAAAGTGCCCAATCCTTGGCCCAGCAATTGCCGCAGGCATTCCAGCAATCCCAGCAGGTCAGCACCCCGCTATATGGCGCAATGGAATACTTCGATCCGTTCGGTGACCCGTTCGGAGACCCATTCGGGACGCAGAAGCTCAAAATGGCTTCTTCGACAAACCCAGCAGAAAAAACTAAAATCGCCTCAGGTGGGTACATTGATGACCTGCTGGCGGAGAACATCACGGCAGATGACCTGCTGAACCTCTTACGCTAAAGGAAATCAAGATGGCTTACACGGACGAATTGGGCAACATCTACGAAGATGATTCTTTGAGTGGTGACTCGTATGATTTTTGGGAGTCAATTGGTATTGATCCAGACACCACAATGGAAAACTGGAGCTCTCCGTCCAATGACCAAATTGAAGATGCCCTGACCGGCAATCCCCAGTGGCTAAATTTGGTTGAGAGGTTTGGCAGCAAAGCGCTGAGCATGCTGAAAGACAAAGACGGCAAATACGATTTGGCGAAACTTGGCGCTCTTGGCATTGGCGCGTACAGTCTAATGAACCAAGACAAGCAAGGCGGCTACAACAAGCCAGTCCCCAAGATGGACATGGTGCGTGAGCAGATTCAGTACAACGATCCCAACCGACGTCCCGGCGAGGCTGGCCGTCAGTACTTCACAGACCCCCGTTACGCCGCTCAAGGTGACGCAGAGGCTTTGGCTGCCGCAAAGACTGCTTCTGCTGGTCAGGCCTCCGGCATTCAGGCTGCATACCAGCCTCGTCCCGCTCCAGCCCCCAACCCTTACGCTGGCAAGATGAACTTGGCCTACAGCCGTCCAACACAAGCCCCCGCTCAAGCTGGTGGCCTTCCTGAAATTCCAACACAACTCACCGCACGAGGCGGTATTCCTATGGCACAAGGCGGTATCGCAGACGCAGGGCGTTACCTGCGTGGCAAGACGGACGGCATGGCCGACGAGATTGAGACCAGCATTGATGAAGAGCAGCCAGCTCTTCTCAGCCATGGGGAGTTTGTAATCCCTGCGGATGTGGTGTCTCACCTCGGTAACGGCAACTCCGAGGCTGGAGCTGAGAAGCTCTACGAAATGATGGACCGCATTCGCGTGGCTCGCACCGGAACCAAAGAACAGGGCAAAGAGATTGACCCTGACAAGTTCATTGCAGCCGCTGGCGGCTTGGCTGCCGCCTACGCTGGTGGTGGCGAAGTCCAAAGATTCAACACTGGCGGCACACCCAGCACCGCAAACCCAACAGCAACAGGCGCTGGCGGCGTACCTCAAGATGTTTCCCGAACATCCACCCTCTCTCCTTGGGTTGGCGACTACGTGACCAACGCCTTGGGGCAGGGCGCTGCTCTGGCAAACGCCCCGTACCAAGCCTACCAAGGCCCACTGACCGCTGGAGCCTCGGGCCTTCAGCAGCAAGCCTTTGCTGGCGCAGGTGAGATGGCTCAAGCCGGATACACCCCCACGCAGTTCACTGGCGGCTTCAATGCCCAGACCGCCCAGCAGTACATGAACCCGTACCTGCAAGCCTCACTGGACCCGCAGTTGCGCGAATTGCAACGGTCTTCTGACATTGCCCGTCTGGCTGATGCTGGACGACTGACAAAAGCCGGTGCTTACGGCGGTAGCCGTCAGGCCATCATGGAATCCGAAGGTCGCCGCAATCTGTTGGACAAACAGCAAGATGTTTTGGGTCAGGGCTACAAGACTGCCTACGACACAGGTCTGGGCCAGTTCAACAAAGAACGCGAGGCACAAGAGGCATCGCGTCAGTTTGGCGCAAACTTTGGCCTCAAGTCCATCGATCAGTTGGCGAATTTGGGCGCTCAAGAGCGTGGCATTACATCCGAAGGTATCGCAGCAGACAAGGCGCAGTTCGAGGAGCAGCGTGACTTTGCTTACGGTATGCCAAAGTACCAGTTGGGCTTGTTGTCTGGCCTGCCAATCGGTGCAAATACTACTGCTGTGGATCAAGATGCCATGAGCAGGCTGCAATCGCAATTTGCTGGTTTGGCTACCAACTACAAAACGATTGAGGGAGCCCTCAAAGACCTTGGTCAAACTCCTACCGCTCCCGCCGCTCCTACCACTCCTGCCACTACAAAATAAGGTCGGAACATGAACCTCGTTAAAGCACAAGCTCTGGCAAACGATTTGCCAATCACAGAGTTGAAGAAGTACGCCGATGGTTTTGATCCACGGATCATTCCACCTTGGATTGCGACCGGTACGTTGCAGGCCAAGATGGATTTAAACAAGCGCATGCAGAACATGATGGGTGGCGCTCAGGGTGAGCAGCCCAGCGTCAAAGAGCAGATCGAGCAGAAGGCTGGCTTGATGGCTGCAAACAACATGCAGCAGCAGCAACAGCAGCAACAGATGGCTATGGCGCAGCGTCCCGGACCAGTTCCCGCTGGCATTCCCCAGCCCGAAGATCAACCCGAAGCGCCAGCAATGATGGCTCGCGGAGGTTTAACTTCCGTGCCTGTGCGCTTTGCGTTTAAACCCGGTGGCATCGTCGGCTACAGCAATGGCGGGGACACCATGGGCACAGCAAGTGCCGAGGAGCAAGAGTTGTCAAGTCAGGCTGCTGAACTTGGCCGCGACAAAGAGAGAAGGGAAAGAGCAATACAGGAGCTTGAGCGCAAAGTGGAATTTCTGACTCGCGCTGGAGCGCCTCAAGCCGAGGCGGCACGCGCACAACTTGAGCAACTCAAGACATCAGGAGGCATGCCAGCACCTGAAGCCCCCGCTCGACAACTGCCACCACAGCGCCCAGCCTCCGTTTCTGAGGCTCAAGCCACAGCCATGGCAGGACCGCAAGCAGCCGTTCCTCCTCGCCGGGTTGAGCGACCAGCGCCTCGGCCTGAGGCTGCACCTCGTCCTGCTGCACAACCAGCACAAACAGGCCTACCTGCCGCAGCAAGCCGCAGCCCTTACTTTGCGCAAGCAGACGCAGCCTTGAATGAGCCCAACGTCAAGCCAACGCCTCAGAGCATCATTGCTGAGCAAAACGCTCTGTCTCCTCAAGCCATGCTGGAGGAGAACATGCGCAAGCGCTATGAAGAGCGCAAGGCCCGTGCAGATCAGGAACGTGCAACCTTTGAGAAGACGCGTCCATCCGGCTTGGATGACTTGATCCGTGTCTGGGGTCAGGCCGCTCAATACAAGGGAGGCACTGGCTTGGCTCCCGCTTACACAGCCAACCAAGACCGCAAACGCGCAGAAGAGATGGCTCTTGAGAAGCGCATGAACGAGCTCTACACAGCCGCAGACACCCAAGAATACGAGGGTGCCAAGGAGATTTATGGTGCTCGAGCCAAGTCCATGGACGCTGCCAACCGCTCTTACCAAGAGCGCCTGAAGTCCCGTGCAGAGACCTTGGCTCAGCTTGCGAATGTGGATGAGCGCCGCATTCAGTCCGAGCTGGACCGCTTGAGCCAAATGGAGATTGCCAAGATTCGTGCGGCAGATGCTGGCAGCGGTGACATGAAGTACCTTGCGCAGTATCTGGCACTCAAGGCAGAAGGAAAGCCAAAAGAGGCTGCCGCCCTGCTCGAAAGCTTCTCACTCTTTAAACGTGGAGAGCCAAAGCCAGACCCGCTTGAGTCCGCCATGGCTAAGCAATATGCTGAGCAACTTGGCTCTGCGCTACAACTGCCACCGGGTAAGCTTCGTGATGAACGGATGGCTGGCCTCAAGCTTCTGGAGCAAAAAATCAAGGGCGGCGGCGGAGGTTCGTTTACAGTTACGGCTGGCGGCAAGACATACGACTTCCCGACAAAAGAAGCCGCAGACAAATTTAAGGCAGAAGCCGGAGTGCAATGATGAACCTTGATGAGCTGGCAAAAAAATACGGCGGAAGCCAAGTTCAACCCGGCGCATCAAAATTTGATGATCTGGCCCGGAAATACGGCGGCTCTGCAATCGAGTCGGACGTCATGCCAACAGCCCCAGCCAAAGACGCTGGGTTCTCCCTTGGAGACATAGCCAAGTCCTTTGGTGTTGGTGCTGCGGGAAGCGCCAAGGCGCTCACCGATGTGGCTGGCGCTGACAACTTCATCTCCTCCAAGCTTGGCAAGGGCGTGGAGAGTCTTCAGCAGAGCATGACCCCAGAGCGTCAAGCTGAGATGCAGCGTCAGGCCGCCCGGATGAAGGCTGCCGAAGAGTCTGGCAGCACATGGGAAGAGATCAAGGCTGGTGCTTTAAACGTTGCTGAAGCTCCTCTCCAGTCTGCCGCGCAGGCCATTGGCTCGTTTGTTCCGTACCTGCCCACCTTGTTTGCAGCCCCTGCGGCTGCTGCCATGCGTTTAACCGCTGGCTCTCAAGCTGCCATCCGGTCCGTTGCTCAACAAGCCCCCAAGGTTATTGGTACCGCCCAAGGTGCTGGCGCTGTCAAAGGCTCCATCTATGACGGCGTGCTGAAGGCCGAGATTGAGGCTGGCGTAGACCCAGAGGTTGCCAAGCAAAAGGCTGACGCAGCCCAGTCGTACTTCGGTGGAAACTTTGACCAGATCGCCCTCGGTGCCGGTCTTGGTTATGTTGCTGGCTCCAAGGGTGTTGAAGAGTTGTTCTCCAAGGCTGGCCGAGCAGGAGCAGCCCCCGGCATGGCTCGCAGGGTTGGCGAATCAGTTCTCAAGGAATCTGTCCCAGAGGCTGCTCAAGGCGGTCAAGAGAAGGTCGCTGAGAACGTTGCATTGCAGCGTGCGGGGTACGACGTAGACACGTTTAAAGGCGTGGCAGGTGCTGCGACCCAAGAAGCGCTCACAGGCGCTCTGGGCGCTGCCCCCATTGCCGCGATGGTGCGTCCTGAGGCCAAGCCTCCTGAGGCTGTGGATGCCTTTGAGAAGGAGAAGGAAGAGTTCCGCAAAGGCTTCGGTCAAGCCGAGCCTGTCGCGCCTTCTGCTGAAGCCCCAGAGAAAGCTCCCGTAGAGCCCCCAACAGAGTTCCCCGGTGGCTACACAGCCACCCGCAGAGAAATCTCCCGCCGAGACGTACCTGAGTCGTTTGGCATCTTTGCCGAAGGTTCAGACAAGCCTCTGACCTCCGTTGCCTCCCAAGAAGAGGTGGAGAGGAAGATTCAGTCCCTGACCGAGATTCGTCAGGAGGAGCAAGCCCGTCTCTTGGCTGAGTCTGACAAGATCAGCAAGTCCATTCAGGATGAGCAGCGTAAGCTTGAGGTCATGGAGGCCACGGGCCAGACTGACACCGATGAGTACGTCCAAGCCAAGGCCCTTCTCTCCCAAAAGGAGGAGGAGGCCGCCTTAAAGATTCAGGACATCAACGACAAGATTGCCAGCTACTCCGCCCCCTTGAGCTTTACCCCCATCGGTTCCCGCACTGACGTGCAGAACGAGTTCACCGTTAACCGTGGTGCTGAGCCAATTGGGGTATTCCCAACTCTGGAGCAGGCCGAAGCCACGCTGCGCGAGCGCGATCCTCAGGTGTTTAAACAAGCTGAAGTTGCTGCCCGCACGCAGGAGCTTGAGTCAAAGCTCAAGCCTATGCTGGCCAAGTTCAACCTTGGCGATGTGGGTGTAAACGTTGTTGAGCAGATCAAGAACAACGCGGGTGGTGCTTACCTCGACAAGCTGATTCAGGTCTCTCTGGATGAGGCCAACCCCATCCAAACCATGCGCCATGAGTCCCTGCATGCGCTGAAGGACTTGGAGTTCTTCACCCCGCAGCAATGGAAGGCCCTGACTGAGCAAGCCAACAAGAGGTGGATCAAGGAGTACCTCCAAGACCAGACCTCCGAGATCGAGGTGGACGGCAAGCCTGTGACGATGAGCCGTCTGGATGCCTACAAGAAGATTGGCCTGACTCAAGAAGAGATCATTGAAGAAGCCATCGCTGATGCGTTTGGTGCTTACGACCGTGGAGCCACACCGCCTCCCGGCATGATTGCTGCGCTGTTCAAGAAGCTGAAGAACTTCTTCATGAACTTTGGTCAAGCCCTGCGTGGTGCTGGCTTTGAGTCTGCGGATGATGTGTTCCAGCGCGTTGAGCGTGGTGAGTTGAAGTCCCGCAAGCCAAAAGAGAAGACTGCTCCGAAGGAAGAGCCAAAAGCCAAGCCAGAAGAGAAGGCCGAAGAGGAAAAGGAACCGAAGGCCAAACCCTCTACCGAGAAAAAAGAAAAGCCAAAGTACAGCCTTGCTGGCGAAGGCATACCCATGTCAACCCGCAAGTTGATGGAGAAGCAGACTGCTGTTTCGCAGCAAGAGCTTGGTTTAAACACTGATGCGGTTCGCGGTCGCTTTAACAACGTGCGAGACATTGCCAAGGCGCTTAACCAGCAGACACTTGACCAGCTTGGTGCAATGGACCGCAACAAACTGACTCAAGACGAGTCAACTCGGATTGCTGAAGCCATCGCCGATGAGGTGGCGCATCAGTTGCAGACATCAACCAAGACTGGCACTGGTTTGGGTTGGTATTCCAACAACTACCCCAATGCTGTTAAGCGTCTTGCCAAGCGATTCCCGGAGCTTGGAACAAACAAGCATGCCCGTTCGGTGTTCTCGGCTTTGGTTGCCGTTACATCCAACGGGGAGCGAGTTGCAAAGAACATCGACAACGCCATCAAGCTGTATGGCAAGCTTCGTAACGGCAAGCGATTGGTTGCCATGGGCAATCGTCGTCCAACCGCGCTCCAAAACAACTTGAAAGTCATCCAAGACTTGTTGAGCAAGTATGGTCAAGACTTTGAGAAGGTGTTGCTCAAAGAAATTACCGTCAAAGAAATGAACGCCCGTTTACGAGAAATGGGCGAAGAGACGGATGGCAGCTATCTCGCCAACACTGTTGTGCCAGCGGCAGCGGTTTACTTTGGACCTAAGCTTGGCGCGTTCTACGCCAACCTTTCCGGCTCAGAGGGCTACCTGACCATGGATTTGTGGTGGACTCGTTCCATCAATCGCATGCGCGGCTTGCTCATCCCCAAGGCCACAGAAGCCTCCATCAACAAGTTCCGAGACATGATGGAACAGCCCGATGCCACTCGGGATGAAGTTACTGCCGCCACCATTCCTTTGCGAAACAAGTATGAGGAGTACGGTTGGACAACCGAGCTTGAGCATTTGGCGGGGGCGAAGGAGCCATCCAAAAAGGCCGCAAAAGAAAATTGGTTTAAAGCTGCCGAAGAGAAGGCTGGTGATGCCTACGAGCAGTTGCTGTTTGAACACAACCTTGAGAAGATGGCAAACACCATCTACAAGAACGAGTTTGAGATGCTGGAGGAGGCTCCGTTTACAGCCACCGACAGAAAGTTCATGTACGACGCAGCACGCAAGGCTCAAGCTTTGCTGCGTGGAGAAGGAATCAACCTCAGTCTGGCTGACATTCAGGCCGCCCTTTGGTACTATGAGAAACGCCTTTATGAAAAACTGAGCGGGAGAAAAGCAGATGACATCGGATACGAAGAAGCAATCATCGCCCAAGCCAATCAGGGTTCTGGACGAGCAAGACCAAGTGTGGTCTTCGATCAAAAACCTGACGGCAGGGATGAGCCCGGAACGGAGATCGCAGTTTCTGATGAAGCTCGTGGACTCGATGGAGAAAAGTTCTCCCTCCGCAAAGGAGTAGTCGCAGAGGTAGCGCCGAACCCTGACCACATCTCGGCAGAGAAGTGGAGGCAGATGACGCCTTCGGAGCGTCTAAACGCAACCAAGGCCGTTGCCAACAGGGTGGTGTCCTCTGTGTTCTCTGAGCTCGAACTCAAGGGTTACAAGTACGAGTTCTCTACGGGCACCTACGAGGGCGAGGTCAACCCCAACATCATTGTTCAAGCCCCAGACGAGGCCACAGAGCAAGAGCTTGACGAGCTTGCCCGGGTGCTTGGTTATGTGCTCGACCAAAAGGCAATGGTTGCTTTTGATGAGGACAACAAGAGCTCTGGCGATCAGGCTGGGTTTGTGAAGGTTGTTGTCCCAGAGGGCATGACTGCGGATCAATTAAGCGAGTTGCGTCAACACATTGCGCAGAACGTCCCACAGGCGGATGGTGATACGTTGCGTGATGGGGCCTTGCTGTACGGCAACTTCTCTGCATACAACGACAACGTTGACACCCTTACCGATGCTCAATACCATGAGGCCATCATCGATGCTGTCGAATCATTCCCTTACGATGGAAAGATTCGTGTCTCCGACCCGGAGACATTCCACAGTTCACTCGTTTGGCCCGACACAAGAAGCGACTACTTAAAGGAAACACGATATGGCGACAGTGGAAAGATTCAAGGAGAAGCCGGGGCAGATGTTCGGGGGCAAGGGAGTCGCCGTCTTCAGGCCATTTCCGAAGAAGCAATCTCGCTCAGAGACAAATGGATTGACGCCAGAGGAGCTGCTCGCCTCGGAGGTCGAGAGCGCGGTAATGCGGTTGACTTCGGCCAGCCAACAGAAGAATACGGAACGCCAACGCGAGGATCGGTAAGCGCTGTCGGCGTCCACTTCAGCAAAGAGAGACGCCCAACACTCATCTCCGAGTTCCACGGCACCGGTCTGCGCGGAATGGAGAGTGAGCGTTTAAACGAAAAAGAAAACTCGGACATTCGTGGCCGAATTTATTTCTACGTTGACAACGGCAAGGGAGTCCGGCCCGAGGCTGGTGTTGGCGGCACTCCTCACGTCATCAGGTTGAAAAATCTGTACGACACCAAAACAGACCCTCTTGAAATCATCAAGAACGCCAAGGGCGACTCGTCCGCAGAACGCGCAAGCAATTGGGAGCGCAATGTTAAGAGGGCTGGCTTTGATGGCTACTTGGTCAAAAACCAAGCCGCATCACAAGACTACGCAGTTTTGATTGGCAAGCATTCCGTGAAGACTGGGAAGTTCAGTCTCCGCACCAGCTTCCCCTCCGCAAAAGAGGCGGAAGATGCCGCATATGACAAGGCCCCTCCATCGACCAAGGAGTTCAAACTCTTCTTTGGTGGCAGCCAGATCATGGACGAGGGTCGTCCGCAAGTCATGTACCACGGCTCCGCATCCGAGTTCACCACGTTCCTTGAGAGCAAGCCAATCTTCGTCAGCCCCGATCCTGACTTTGCTGAGCAGTTTGCAGAGGACCGCGCAAAGGATGAGGGCAAGTCCACTGACGAGATGCGAATCTACCCCTTGTGGGTTCGCGCAGAGACGCCATTCGACTACGAGAACAGCGAACACGCCGCCATGGTTGCGGAGAAAATTATTGCCGACCAAAAGCTGAGCGGCTCTGACCCCGTTGTCCGCCTTAAAAAGTCCAGCTCCAAAGCCAGCACCTTTAAAAAGGACATCTCAAATGGTTTGTGGTCAACGATTGAAGACCCGATTGTTCAGGACGCATTGAAGTCGTTTGGCTTTGATTCGTTCTACGTGCAGGAGTACGGCAACAAGAACCTTGCTGTGTTTAAAGCAGAGCAGGTTAAGTCCGTCACGGGCAACATTGGTGAATTCAGCCGCGAGTCCAAGGACATGCGCTACAGCTTGAAGAAGGTGCGCTACTCTGATGATCGCTTTGAGAAGTTGTGGAATGAATCCATGTACACCCAGAGTGACGCAGAGAACAAGACCAAGGGTTACCTTGCACTTGTTAACCCGATTGAATTTGTTAACGCCACGGCATCGTCCGACACGTATGACAGACTGCGCCGAGAGCAGGAGCCGCTTGATGTCGAGAGGCTGAAGGCTTACGACCAAGTTCCATTTCTATCTGTGTCGGAAAAAAATGGAGACTGGAAAATTACTGGGCACGAAGGCCGTCACCGCATGCTGGCGCTGCACGCGGACGGCTACCGTGAAGTTCCCGTTTACATTCACTTGCGGTCCGAAGATGCAAAGTCCATTCCAGTCAAGGCGTTGACTGCCCAATACGATGACGCAGTGTCATCGGTGCTGATGATCGCAGAGGTGGAGCCTCTCTCCTATGCCAACAAACAGAAGGCGATGGAGAAGTTCACCCGGATGAGCAGCAAGGCCAAATACAGCCTGCCAAACATCCCAACGAACATCAGCGACCGTATCGGTGAGACAACGTTTAAACGACAAGAGAAAGGCTTTGTTGAGCGCATGGTTTCTGCCATCTCTCCTCAGAGCGCAGCCAGCTTCCGTCAGCGTTACCTCAACCGCTACAACCAGATGTCGGTCTACGACAAGAAGAGGGCCGAGCAGATGGGCGGTGCAGCCCTCCTCGCAGACCAGAGCGCAGAATCTGCGGCCCTGATGTCTGACCTTGGAGCGGGTATCGCAGCCTCTGCCATGGGTATGGGTGATCGCAACGGCGGCATCCCAGTCCTGCGCAACGGCGTCACCACCATCGACACCAAGGTCAAGGGACTGATTGCCTCTCTGGCTCCTCTGGCAGCTCACGGAGACCCGGCGGTCT